AAAGCCTAACCCTAGCCGATTCTAGTACTGTAGTTACAGCTTTCCTAAGCGCTATTACAGAAAACCTAGATGCTGCCGATACCGCATCTGTATTAGCTAGTTTTTTAAGTTCAATTTCTGAGGATATTCTTTCTGAGGCTGATGCCGAATCGGTTATTGCCACGTTCTCGGTAGCTGTTGTTGAATCAATTTTAGCGGAAACCGATAGCGAATCTGTAATTGCTACTTTTACTGCGGCTATATCCGAAGCTTTAAACATAGCGGATTTAGAGTCAGTTGTATTAGCTTTTAGTGCAGCAATCACAGAATCAACTACCCTAGATAATACCCAGACTGTCCAAGCCGCTTTTGCTGCCGCAGTACAAGAAGCCACAACCTTAACGGAAACCGAAACTGCTGTAGCTACATTTAGGGTTGTTGTCTCAGAGAATTCTACCTTCGCCGATTCCCAGTCTGTTATAGCTAGTTTTGTATCTAGTATTGCCGAGGCGCTAGGAATAGCCGAATCTGAAGTCGTAGTAAAAATCTACAACTCTGCCATCACAGAAGCCTTGAGCGCAGCAGATGCCCAAACAGCCCTAAAAATCTACAATGCCCTAATAGCGGAAAACATCAACCCCGCTGATACAATTACAGTAATTGCCTCATTTAGTAGCCAGATAGCCGAAAATTTGGTATTATTAGACAGCCCATTCCCTCGTGGTTGGTTTAAAATTAATGATGGGCAGGCAGGCAGTTGGGTAGCAGTAAATAACACAGAATCAAGCACTTGGACAAGCATCAATGACGGACAAACAATAGTTTGGGTACCTGTAAATAATAACTACCCATAAGGATAAAGAATGGCATCTTCATACACCACATCGCTTAAGATACAGCAAATAGGCAGCGGCGAACAGTCTAACGTCTGGGGTAGTACCACCAATACAAACTGGACCCTAATTGAGCAGGCGGTGTCTGGCGTACAAACCATCACGATGTCTAATGCCAACTATACCCTGACTAACTTAAATGGTGTATTAGACGAAGCCCGCAATATGGTGCTTGTGGTTTCTGGTACAAACTCAGGGATTTATCAGGTTATTGCCCCGTTAGTTAACAAGATGTATGTGGTTACTAATAGCACTTCTGGCGGGTATGCAATCACTATTGGCGGGTCTACTGGTTCTGTTATTACTGTGCCTAATGGGGTTACAGTACAGGTTTATTGTGATGGCACTAACTTTTATTCTGCCCAAACCGGTTCTGCTGGCAACTTTAACGTAAATGGTAATTTAACTGTAGCGGGTACTTCTAGCTTTACAGGGGCTATGACCGCTGCTGCTATTTCCGCTGCCGCTATTTCTGGCACAATAATTACTGCCTCTTCTCAGTTTACTGGTCCGGGTACTGGGCTTACTGGTACGGCGTCTGCTTTAACTGTGGGTGCTGCTGGTGTTGCTACTACAGCTACTAACGTTGCTAGTGGTGCTGCTAACCAAATCCTATACCAAACTGCATCTAGTACTACTTCATTTTTAACTGCACCAACTTCAGCTAATACCGCCTTGGTTTGGAATGGTTCAGCTTTTGTTTGGGTTGCTGGTACTACCCCATTGGCAAATGGTTGCGTCTACGAAAATGGACAAACAATCACTTCTAACTATACAATGACATCTGGAAATAACGGAGAATCTGCTGGCCCAATTACAGTGGCTACTGGCGTAGTAGTTCAGATTCCTACAGGGTCTAGATGGGTTATTAACTAATGTATTACACATACGCACACTACACTCCGAAAGGAGAAATTTTCTACATCGGAAAGGGTAAAGATGATAGGGCTTTTTCTCGTTCAGATAGAAGCTACAAGTGGCGTGAAGTAGTTAAGAAAGCTAGAGGAATATCCATTGAAATACTAGCAGACTGGAATACTGAAGAAGAAGCGTTTGACCACGAAAAACTATTGGTTGAATGCTTTAAAGATATGGGCGCTAACCTTGTAAACCAAACTGATGGTGGAAAAGGTCCAGAAAATTATATGCAGTCTCCAGAAACCCGTGAAAAAAAGGGTTTGAAAATGCGTGGTTACAAGTACAAAGTAGTCACTTGCCCATCGTGCAATAAATCAGGTGGTGAAACATCGATGAAGCGATGGCATTTTGACAGATGTACTGGAAACAGACCATTTAAGGCTAGGACTACAAAAGATGGGAAAAGACATTTTTTAGGCTATTTTGAGAGCAAAGAAGCTGTTAAAATTGCAATAGATAACTTTTTAAAAGTTTAAGGAAAAATTATGGCTGGCACAATAGTAGCAAATACATTAAATACTGATACTGGGGTTTTTAGTACTAATAATGCTTATACAGGCATTGCAGTAGCTTGGGTATATTTTGGTGGTATTTCTTCGGTAACAATTAATGCTTCATTTAATGTAAGTTCAGTTACTCGAAATGCTACTGGAGATTACACAGTAAACTTTGCTACAGCCTTACCTGATGCTAATTATGCTGTTGCTGGTATGGCTTCAAGAAATACTGCAACTACATCAACCTCATATTTAGGTATGTCTCCATCAACCACACATACAACAACTGCTTTTGAATTTTTTAATTCAAATGATGGTGGAGCATTGGAAGATGCCGCTAGATGTGCAGTAATTGTTCATAGATAAGGATAAATCATGGCAGGAACAATAGTCGCTGATACTTTACAAGATGGTGCTGGTAATAGCACCGCAATGGATAATGCCATTTATGGTAGTGCAAAGGCTTGGGTGCAATTTGATGGATATACAGGAAGTGTTGCAACTGTTCAAGCATCTTATAATATTTCTTCTGTAACAAGAAATAGCACAGGAATTTATACAATTAATTTTACTAATGCTTTTGTTGATACTAATTACAATGTTGTTACTGGATGTTTAGCTAATGATACATCAGGCACTATTTCTACTTTTGTTGTTTATGGAAATAGAACAACTGGGCCAGCAACAAAAACAACTTCTGCAATTCAATTAGCTTCTGGTGCTCCCAATGCAAATACTTTTTGGGATAATAAATCTTTAAGCGCTACTTTTTATAGATAATTTAAGGAAAAATAATGTCACAAGTAATCATTCATGCAAACTCCAATGGTGGAGTATCTGTAACAGTACCAACTGGCGAATTGCCTATTAATGAAGTTTTAACAAAAGACTGCCCAGCAGGTGCAATTATTATTGATGATTCAGTTCTTCCACAAGGTGCTGATTCGTCTTTTTTCGATGCTTGGGAATTGTCAGGCTCTACAGTAACAGTAAACTTTTCAAAAGCACAAGCTATCAAGCTGGCTCAGTTCAATGCTGCTGCTGTTCAAGAAGCCCAAAAGCGCCAATTAAACACTTTGGCTGGTATTGCTAACGAAGTAGCTGATGCTGACTTTACTGCTAAGTTACAAGCTGACCGTGCTGCTATTGCTGCTGCTACAACTACTGCCGAATTAGTGGCTATTTAAGGACATATTATGTCAGTATCTTTATATGGTAGCGGCCAGACAGTAATACAAGTAGTGCAAGCTATTTCGACTACTTCATCTACAACATCTTCTAGCTCTTATGTAACAACTGGATTTTCTGCAACGATTACACCACAAAGCACAAACAGTAAAATTTTAGTAATGGCAGAAATTTCTTATTCAACTGGTTCGGCATCTGGAGCTGGTATGGGTTTTGCCATTTATAGAGGTGCAACTGCAATATGGACTCCAGCGGTAGCCGATGCTAGTGGTGCTTATGGAGCGGCTTATAGCCAAGCAGCAAATGGTAATAGAGGACAAAGCCCACTAATTTATTTAGATTCTCCAGCTACAACTTCTGCCACTACTTATAACATATATTTTGCAATTCGTAATAGTTCTGGAACTTTTAACCCAACAGATGCTGTAAATAATGGTAGCAGTTCTTTAACATTATTAGAAATATCAGGAAGTTAATATGGCAAATTTACATGAAGCAATTCTTGCAATAAATCCAGCTATTGTTACCATTCGTGGCGGTATCGCTTATGATAAAAATGAACAAGTAGTGCAATATGATTCTAGTGCCGCACAAGCTAAATTAGTAGAACTACAAACTGCCGAGGCACAAGCCGAACAAGATGCCATATCTGCAAAGGCTTCTGCACTAGCTAAACTAACTGCACTTGGTTTAACTGCTGATGAAATAAAAGCCCTAATTGGGTAACAGCCCATGCAAGAAGTATTAAAACAACTTCTGACTGGAAAAGACAATAAGACCTACGATTTGGGCAGGGTTACTTGGCTGCTTGGATTTGTTGCTGTTATTTTTATGGCTGGATATGAAGTAATGCATGGCTCGGTTAACCTACGTGAATTAGCAGAAGCGCTTGGTATTGTGTCTGGCGCTAGTGGCGCTAGTGTAATGATGAAATCTAAAACAGAACCGGGTGGGGAATAATGTGGTCCTTAATTACTGCGGGTTTTTCTACATATGCTAATTACATCAAAGTTGGACTGGCTGTCGGTATTTGTGCTGGTATTTTCTTTTGCGGTTTCCATATCGGTAATAGTAGATACGTGGAATACAAGGCGAGAGTTGAAGCCACCGCCAAAGCGCAAGAAGAACACAATCAAGCAGTCGAACAAGAACACCAAATAATTAACCAAGGAATACAAAATGAATACGAAGGTAAGCTTGCTGCTTTGCGCAATTATTATGGCAGGATGCAGCTCAACCCCAGTAGCAGTCCAATGTCCGGCATTTCCCCAACCCCCAAAGGAACTGATGCAGCAACCGCCTACCCAGTACTTGTTGAACAATGTAGTCAATCAACATTAATGCTTGTTGAGTTACAAGAATGGGTTAGACAACAGTCAGAGATAAAGTAATGCAAAAAACATGTAACAAGTGTGGTATAGTAAAACCAACAACAGATTTCCATAAACAAGCTAGATGTTTGTTTGGAGTACGTTCTACGTGTAAAAATTGTGTTAGCCAAAGAAAAGCAAAACATTACCAAGAAAATAAAGAAGGCTATAAAGAGCGCTGGGCTTTATGGAAAGAAAAAACAGATAGAAGTGAATACTATGCTAAATACAGACAAGACAATAAAGAAAAAATAAAAGCCTATGAAATAAGTGTAAGGCATTTGTTTGCTAAAAACAGAGCAATTAGAAGAGCTAGATTGATACAAAGAACCCCTTCTTGGCTTACAGATGGTGATTTATTTGAAATAGAATGCATCTATAAATACTGTAATTCTTTGCGTTCACTTGGATTAAACTACGAAGTAGATCACATTATTCCATTAGCTGGAAAGCTTGTTTCTGGGTTTCATGTACCAACTAATTTGCAAGTTATACCTACTTCTGAAAATAGAAAAAAAGCAAATAAAGTTAATGCACAGGTAGGAATTAAATGAATAGCTCACAACTACAAGCACTCGGTATAGACCAAAAATGGCTTGAACCGCTAAATGAGGCGTTTCAGAAATACGATATTAGTACCCCCGTGCGTCAGGCTTTCTTTGTAGGTCAGTGCGCTCACGAATCAAACAACTTTACTCGTTTAGAAGAGGGGCTTAACTACTCTGCTTCTCGTCTTATGGCTGTTTGGCCTAGCCGTTTCCCAACACTTGACGCAGCCGCTCCTTATGCTAACAACCCAGAAAAGCTAGCCAATAAAGTATATGGCGGCAGGGCCGACCTTGGCAATAAAGAAGATGGGGATGGGTTCAAGTTTCACGGAAGAGGCTGCATACAACTAACTGGGCGTGATTTATATGAGCGATGTGGAGAAGCTATTGGCGCTGACCTTATTAATCAACCACAGCTTTTGGTTGAGCCTCATTATGCTGCTTTGTCGGCGGCGTGGTTTTGGAACAAGAAGGGGCTAAATGCCTTGGCTGATAGCAAAGATTACGATACAATGACTAAGCGTATTAATGGCGGTTTAACTGGACTTGATGACCGCAAAGCTAAAATTGCCAAAGCCATATCCGTATTAGGGTAAACCATGCCATTACAAAAACTACAATTTAGACCCGGTCTTAACCGTGAAGGTACTGACTACAGCAACGAAGGCGGCTGGTATGACGGGGATAAAGTACGTTTTCGTTCAGGCTTTCCAGAAAAAATCGGTGGCTGGCAACAGATTACCAACAGCCAATTTAATGGAGTGTGTCGTTCTTTATGGGTCTGGGCAAGTGGAGATGCTGGTATAGGTAATGTTTATATAGGCTTAGGCACAAATACCAAGTACTATATTTATTACGGCGGTGTCTATAATGACATCACGCCTATTGTTCAAACAGATACGCTAACAAACCCTTTTGGTACTACTTCGGGTTCAGCCACTGTTACTGTAACAGACGGCTCATATAACCCGAATGTAGGCGATTTTGTTTACTTTTCTGGGGCTACGGCTGTAGGTGGATTAACGATTGCTGGGGATTACCAAGTACAGACAGTCACATCTGGAACTACTTACACAATTACAGCCGCATCAAACGCTTCATCTACTGCTACTGGGGGCGGTACAGTTACTGCTCAATATGAGTACCCAACAGGAAATACGGTTTATACAATCGGCACGGGTTGGGGCGCAGGTCCTTGGAGTCGTGGCACTTGGGGGTCTAGCTATTCTGCTGGTATTGGGCAGCAGCTTCGCCTTTGGTCTAATGATAATTATGGTGCTGACCTTGTAATTGCCCCTCGTGGCGGTCCTATTTTCTATTGGCAAAACTCTAATGGGGTGAGTACTCGCGCGCAGTATTTAAGTAGTCTAGCGAATAGTACAACTGCTTTGACAGATAACTCTACTTTTACTAACGGTGTAACTTCTATTACAGTATCTTCAGCGGCAGCCCCAAATATATTCCCATATATGAAAATTACAGGTACTAATCTACCTGCTGGAACTGCCGTAGCTTCTTCATATATTACTGGCTCTACTACTGTACCGATTACAACAACTACTACTGGCGCAAGTTCAGGTACTTATAGTTTTTCTTATGCCGGTTCATATGTTCCCACTGCGACTTACCAAGTAATTACTTCAGCTATCCAAGAGTTTGTGATTGCTTTTGGTGCCAACTCATACATACCTAATAACGCTAGTACTTCTTTTGATCCAATGCTTGTACGATGGTCAGATCAAGGTAATGCGTATCAATGGATACCACAGCTAACTAATCAATCAGGCGAATACTTACTTACAAACGGCTCATATATTATGACTGCCCGTGCAACCCGCCAAGAGATTCTAGTTTGGACTGATTCTTGCTTGTACTCTATGCAGTATTTAGGAGCTCCTTATGTTTGGGGCTTTCAAGTTTTGATGGACAATATATCTATCATCTCGCCTAACGCTGCTGTTACTGTTAATAATGTGACCTACTGGATGGGTCGAGACCGTTTCTATATGTACTCTGGGCGTGTTGAGGTTTTACCTTGCTCACTGCGTCAATACATTTTTGCTGATATTAACCAAGACCAAGCGTACCAAGTTTTTACAGGTGCCAATGAAGCGTTTAATGAGATATGGTGGTTTTATGTAAGCCAATCAAGCAGCAATACAGTTGTGGATAAATACGTTATATATAACTACTTAGACCGCGTTTGGTACTATGGAACTATGGGGCGCACTGCGTGGATACAAACGGGTATCGAGCAATTCCCTATTGCTGCAGATTATAACAGCCGACTTTTAAATCATGAAGTTGGATGCGATGATTTATCAACAACTGCTACTTTACCGATTGATGCTTACGTACAGTCTTCTGATTTTGATATCGGCGATGGGCATAACTTTGGTTTTGTGTGGCGCATATTACCTGACGTAAACTTTAACGGCTCTACCACAAACCAGCCAAGCGTTACAATGACCGTAAAGCCTCGTGAAAACTCTGGTACACCTTATGGGCAAGCGGACAACCCACAGGTTCAATCTGCGCAAAACTATACTACCGTACCGGAATACACTATTCAACAATTTGATGGTCAGGTCTATACACGTCTTCGTGGACGTCAGATGTCTTTTAGGATTGAGTCAACTGGTGTTGGTGTTGCTTGGCAGCTAGGTAGCCCTCGTATTGATATCCGTCCGGATGGTAGAAGATAATGACTATTCCTGCGTATCAAAACTATAATGGCACGCCGTTAATTCCTGCGCCACCTAACTTACTTATTGCCCCGGCAGACTATAGCCAGCAGTATCAAGACCAAATGAACAACGCCCTGCGGCTGTATTTTACGTTGTTAAACAACTTTTCTCAGGCTTTGGCTACCCCAGACTACGGCACTACTACTCAGCGCCCTACGGTAAAGCAGTTAATTGGACAGCAGTTTTTTGATACTACGCTAGGTATTCCTATCTGGTGGGCAGGAACTAAATGGGTAAATGCTTCCGGAGCAACCGTTTAAATGTTAAAATCAGGAAAAAGTAAAGGATAATATATGGCAGGCGGCGGATCAAGCGGTGGTGGTTTTGAAAGCTATTTACCGATAGCTGCGGCTTTGGCCGCTACAGTTATGACTGATGGCGCTGCTGCGCCTATGTTGACTGAAGAACTTGGCGCTACTGGCGCTGCGACTGTTATGGGTGGCGGTATTGGAGCGTTAACCGGTGGTGGTGTAGCAGCCCTGACTGGCCAAGACGTAATGAAAAATGCCCTTATGGGCGGTATTGGTGGCGCTTCCCTTGGTTATGGAGGTCTCTATCAGGGGGCTGGTGACTTAGCGGCTGGTGCTCCTACAGCATTATCAACTTCTGGTGCGGCTGTTTCTCCTACTGTAGCTGCCGCCGATACTACTGGTGTGCAAGCAGGTTCAAATGCATTATTAAATTCTGGGGCTTCATTACCAGTTTCTTCTGGTGTACAGCTTGGAACAGCGACTCCTCAAATGATTAGCCAAGCAGTAGCAAACGGTACAATGACGGCCGAACAAGCAGCTACATATGGCCAAGCTTATACAAATGCTTTTGCGAACGTTCCAGCAAATTCAGTTCTCGGTGCCGCTGGTACTGGTACAGCTGAAATGGGTTTTGGCACTAAAGCTGCTTTAGGTGGTTTAGGTTTGAGCGCTTTAATCGCTCAAGATAATAAGAGATATGGTGGTACAGCAGCCGCAGCTACTCCTTACACTGGTGGCAATCTAGCTAAGTTCCATTATGATCCAGCTAACTACCGCCCTGATGTGGTACAGCCCCCAAACCCCCTATACCAAGCTGACTATAGTGGATATGCACGTCCGCCAGGATATGCCGGCGGTGGTTTACTAGACCCAAATTCTGAGCCTATTGATTTTATGGGCGGTGGTATGTATCCCCAAAGCCAACAAGTAAGTCCAGCTTACGCTACTCCAACACAAATGCCAACTTCGGCGCAACAGACAGCCGCTTTATACGAGCCTAAAACAAATCCACTAACGGGTGAGATGACCGCTAATATGGCTGCAGGCGGTACTGGTAAAGATGCTTTAATAGACTTGATGAATGCGCGCGACGCCATTGATAACTACAAAAGCCAGTACCAGTCAGACCCAACAGCGGTGGCTTCCAAAGCCCAAAGCGGTGACTATAATGCTATGTTGGCTTTGAATAAACTACGCGGCACCCCTAACGCAAACTATGCTGGTGGAGGTATTGCTAATTTGGGAGGTTACTCTGATGGCGGACGTATGCTTAAAGGTCCTGGCGACGGTATGTCTGATAGCATCCCTGCTACTATTAGCGGTAAACAACCAGCGAGGTTGGCTGACAACGAGTTTGTTGTGCCTGCGGATGTTGTCTCTCATCTTGGGAATGGCTCTTCTGACGCTGGTGCTAAAAAACTATACGCTATGATGGACAAAGTAAGAAAGGCCAGAACTGGTAAGTCTAAGCAAGCTCCTGCAATTACAGCTGACAAGTACATGCCAGCATGAGCCTCTTAATTCGCCATGTTCCTATTCAATATGTTAATCAAGCTTGGCCTTTGGTTGAAAAGTATATTGCAGACGCTGTGCAATATGGTGGGGATGATTACACGCTGGATCAAGTCAGAGTTTACCTTGCGTCGGGCCAATGGCTTTTGGTGGTGGCATCAACTGAAGATGGTTCGATTAAAGGAGCGGCCACGATTAGCTTTAGTAATTATCCTAATGATCGTGTGGCTTTTGTTACATTTATTGGTGGTCGGTTAATTTCTAACCAAGAGACTTTTAAGCAATTTAAAGATTTACTAAAGGCTAACGGAGCCACTAAAATACAGGGTGCAGCAAGAGAAGCAATAGCCCGGTTGTGGGGCCGTTATGGATTTGAAGAGCGTTACAGAATTGTAGAGACAAAAATATGAGATATACACTAGATTCAATGTTGCCTGAAAAGGCTTTCTCGCCACGCATGGGTCGTGGTTTTGGTGCTGGTGGTATGACTCTTGAAGGTGGTTCAGGTGGCGGTTCATCTGCGCCAGCTCCAGCTGCTCCTACGCAAACTACTGTTCAAAACACAAACATCCCTGACTATCTGCGACCTTATGCGGAAACGATGCTTGGCGCTACTCAGCAACAGTTATTTAATACACAAACAAATCCTGACACCGGTGAAGTAGATATTACTGGCGTTAAACCGTACGTACCATATAGTTCAAATCCAGCAGACTATGTCGCTGGTTTTTCTCCAATGCAGCAAGCAGCTCAACAGCAAGCTGCCAACTTACAAGTACCGGGTCAGTACGGCGCAGCAACTCAGATGACCGGTATGGCTGGTCTAGGTTCTTTAGGTTTAGCTGGGCAAGAAGCACAAACAGGCAGTAACCTAGCACAAGCATCAACAAACCCAAATGCAGTTGGTTCGTACATGAATCCGTACATCCAGAATGCATTAGCTCCATCAATGCAGCTTTTAAACCAACAATACGGTATGCAAGGTGCTTCTCAACAAGGTGCTGCTACCCAAGCTGGAGCTTTTGGCGGTTCCCGTAATGCATTAATGCAGGGTTTAAATCAACAAAACCAAATGTTGGCACAGAACCAATTGGTAGGAAATGCATATCAAAATGCATATGGCGCTGCGCAAAACCAGATGAATACAGTTTCCGCTCAAGGTTTAGCTGGACAACAAGCCGCTATGCAAGGCCTGGGTCAATACGGTGCTATGGGTAATCAGCTGGCTGGAATTGGTGGTCAACAATTAGGCGCGCAGCAAAATGTTATTGCAACGCAGAGCCAAGCCGGTCAGCAACAGCAAACACAACAACAAAATATTCTTAACCAAGCTATTCAGAATTACGCTACTGCCCAGCAGTACCCAGAACAACAGCTTTCGTTTATGAATTCTATGTTGCGCGGTTTACCGACGCAGCAAACAACTACTGCTACATATCAAGCAGCGCCTAGCACACTAAATCAAGTTACTGGTTTGGGCATTGCAGGACTTGGCGCATACAATGCATTTGGTGGTGGCGCTGCAGCTGGTTCAGATATTAACCTGAAAGAAAATATTGTGTTGTTATGGAAAGCTGACAACGGTTTGGGTATTTATGAATTTGAATACAAACCAGAGTTTAAAGATCACGAGCTGTGCGGCCATGGTAAGTTTATTGGTTATATGGCACAAGAAGTTGAGCAGATTATTCCTGAAGCGGTATTTATTATGGACAACGGATACAAAGCCGTTAATTATGATTTAGTTGGGAGGGCTGCATAATGCTCGGTATGGACCAAATGTATAAGATGGCGCTTGATCCGCGCATCTTCCCTGATCAACGTCTTTTGGCTATTATGCAGGGTAAAGATCAGTCTTTGCCTATGGCCGTTGCAATGGCGGCTAAACAACAACGCGACAAGTTACACCAAGCTGCCCAAGGTCAACAAGCACAACAAGGCGCTAAACAGCCTACAGTTAAAGACCAGATGCTAGCTAAAGATTTACCAGCGGAATACGCAGAGCATGCTGGCTTAGCTGCCCTCCCCGCAGAAAATATGCAAGGCATGGGCGAAGAAAAGATGATGGCTGGTGGTGGTATTGTGGCGTTTGAACAAGGAGGTTTTGGTTTAGATGCGCTGAATGATTTGTCTGAAAAAGATAAAGCAAATGTAAAAAATGCTTGGTTAGACGAAGCCAAGAAAAACCCCCCAGCGCCTTCAACCCCTTCATGGTTGGATAAACTCCCAGCAACACTTGCTGATAGACGGGGTGCTTCGACTGATGCGGCTATTGCACAAGCAAACGCAGATGCAGCCGCTCAAGATAAAGCTGCGGGTGTAGCTACACCTACAGGGCTTACTAACCCAGCAACGATAACCCCGCAGCAACAAGCGGTAATCAACGCGCATAATTCCAACAACCCTATTCAACCAGGTGGGGTAGGTACTCCCCCAGCCGGTCCAGGTAACGCCGCTGCAGCTGCAGCGCAACCACAAGCGGGTATTGGTCAGCCTCCCCAGCGCGTAGATAGCTTTGCGGGTTTAGGGGATACACAAGATGCATTTGATCAAAAAGTAGCTGATGAAAAACGCGCTGCAACTGGTGATTTCTTGATGAATATGGGTCTTAAAATGATGACCACAGTAGGCCCATTAGGAAAAGCAGTTGGTGAAGGTGGTATGGCTGGGTTGCCAAGCCTAGCTGCTAGCCGTAAATCTATTAATGAGCTTGAAAAAAACCGTAACGATTACCGTCTTAATATGGCTAAAGCACAAACTGCTGCCGATGAAGGCGATCAAGATTTGGCCCTTAAATATAAAACTTTGGCCGAGCAGTCTGTATACCATTCAGGTCTTGTAGCTGCTGATATGATTAAATCAAATGCTTATGCAGCTGGTGTTGGTAGTAAATCTGATATTCGCCAAGACAAGTTGAACGAAGCAATCCTTAAAGGGGCTACGGATCTTCATGCTAAAAACATGACAAACCCCCTGTTTGCTACGAAGTTTGCTAAAATGGACCCAACAAGCCAACAACAATATTTTGCAGGTTTACGTAATCAAGCATCAGCTTTAGCTGGGCAAGAAGTAAAAGGCGATTTAGGAAGTGGTTTTTCGATGGACGCTATAGATGCTGCCATCGCCCGTAAGGAAAAATCGAAGTCGTAGTAACAAACACAATTTAGAAAGCTTTACTGATGGATTTGGATAAACTGTCGCTTGACGACCTGAAAGCCCTGCGCAGCAATAACCTTGACGCGATGTCCCTAGAAGGGCTTCAGTATTTAAAATCTGCACGTGCCCCAGCCGCACCAGAAACCCCACCAGATACAGGATTTACTGGCGCATTAAAATCTAGCGCTGAACAAATCCAAGCTGACTATGAGCGTATCAAGGGCAAGCTAGGCATTAAGCCTATTGAAGAAGCTGAAAAAGCTGCTCAAGAACACGAAGACAAAGCGCAAAAAGTATTTAAACCTACCGAAGAAGGTTGGTTAGAAGCTCCTTGGACTAAATTAAAAGAGACTGCTGGCGGTTCGTTGCCATATATGGCGTTGCCTGTTGCAGCTGGTGCCGCTACCCTTGCTCTTCCTGAAGCTGCTGCTGCCGCTCCTGTGTTGGGTGGTCTTGCTACTGCTGGTGAAGCCCTTGGTATGGGCGCTGCCGGTTTAACTTCTGCAGCTCAGTTCACTGGTTCTAACTTATCCCGCCAAGTACAAGAAGGCAAATCGTTACAAGAAGCTAGTTTAGGAAAAGCTGCATTAGCGGCTATACCGCAGGCTGCTATGGATGTAGTAGGGTTGAAATATATTCCTGGCATCCAAAAAATCTTTAAATCAGTTGGCCAAGATATTACCGAAGAAGCTGCCAAAAAGATGATGGAGCAAGGCATTCTTCGTACAGCAGGGCAATACGTTGCTGGCGGGGCTAAGATTGCTGGTATTGAAGGCGCGAATGAAGCTGGACAACAGTTCTTTGAACGTTTACAAGCTGGTTTAAATATTGCAGACCCAGATGCTCGTAAAGAATATATTGATAACTTTATTGGCGGCGCTGCGTTAGGAGCTGTAGCTGCTCCGTTTGGTGTTCACGGCCATCGTGCGGATGCACGTTCTGTATTAGATAAAGCACAAGCTGCTCGCGATGAACAAGCGTTTAAAGAACAAGAAGAAGCAGATAAACAAACACAAGAAACAGCCGCAGCCCAAAAAGAAATGCAAGGCATGGCCCCTAAAGGCCCAACGGAAGTTGATGTTGAAAGAGACAGAATTCGTTTAGATCGTTCAGCTGCGCAAATTACAGAACAAAAGCGCGTATTAGAAGATAAATTAAACGAACTCCGCACCCAAGCCAGTGAAGAAACTGATTTAGGTAAGCTAGAAACAATTACTACAGAAGCGCAAAAGTACCATACAGCACTAGATGATCTTGATGGCGATAAAGTTAAGAGCCAAATGCAGTCTTTACACAAAGACACGCAAAGCTTACGTAAGCAACTTACCAAAGTTAAAGATGATCCAGAGGCGGCTGCTGAGATTCAAGCTAGCATAGATAAAAATACAGCTCAATTTGATACGTTAGCTGAGCGCTTTGACGCAATTGAACACGCTAACAAAAAAACTGCAACGGCAGAAGAGCTTGACAAACAACTAGCTAAAAAGCAAAAAGAGCTTGATAAAGCCAAAGAAACTGGTGACTTGCAATCTATGGGCAAAATCATTGCCTCTATGAAAGCGTTGCAAGAGCAACATCCTGGTGATATTACCAAACAGCAAAGTTTGTTTGAAGGTGAAGGCGAAGATAGAACTTACCCTGAATATCAGAAACGTCTAGCCGCTGAACAGCGTGCGCGTGAAGCTAAGTCACAGGAAGTCCTAGACCAAGAAGCCATCCAGAACCAACAGCAGCAAGAGATTGAACAATCTACCGGTGAGAAACCAAAACTTGCTAAATATAAAGAAGAAATGACGTCGGAGGAATATACCGACTTATTAGCACATAAACTAGTTGACCTGCATACGCGCCCAGACACACACGTACCTGCTCCTTTATCTCCTGCACAAAAAGCAGCGGAGACTAAGCGTGTAAATGCTATCAATGCAGCTAAAGTAGAGTTTGAGGCTAAGAATAAAGAATACCAAGATTTAATATCTCAAGTTGACGAGCAAGGCGGTAGGGGTAGAGCAATATACACAGCCCGTGGTGACGTAGCTGCTATGGGTAAAAAATTAGCGGAGGCCAAAAAAGCAGTAGATGCAGCTAAAGCCAAAATGATTGGCGCTATTCCTGATGGTACTAAAACTGTAGTTGAGTCTGGCCGTGCTAGCGAAGCAGCACAAGATGTACACCTTTTAGACCTAACAGACACTATAGATAGTATGCGTAAGGGCGAATGGTTTGGTGGTGCAAATCCCAAAGCCGCATCAAGTATGTTGAGCACTTTAGCTACAAAAGCGCGTAGTTCGTTAGATAAGTATATCCAAGCAACAGTAAGTAACATTAACTATACGCGTCTAGCTAAGGGGATGGACCGTCTTAGCGAAGCTGAAAAAGAAATTATTGTTAAACATATTGATATCTTAATGGGCCATAAGATTGAACGTGCTACTGGTAAAAAAGCTAGTGCAATGGTTCTTGCTGAGCGCATTAAAAACCCCCTTAAAACAGATTTAGCTGATGTAGAAGCTAAAATGGAACCGCTTAGAAAGCAAGGCTATACTGCAAAGTCATCGCCTGTTGTTTATGCGGCGTTAGAAAATAAAGCAAATGAAATCAAGGCCGCTATTGCTAAGGTAGATGCCGCTGTTGAAAATGGAACTATAGATCAGATAGCAAATCAGTATGGTATGGATACAACTTCTATGCCAAATGCTTTACGGAGAGCTGGTTTTAGAACTACAGAACAAGAAGTTAAAACTGGTTTCCATAGAAACGAATACAAAGATGTTCAACGTGACATTGCGCAGCTAAAAGAACAGTATACTCAACCTGCAGCTAAAGAACGTGGCCGGTTACAAAAAATAACACCAGAAGCCGCTAGCCAATATGCTGGGCAAAAAGCGCTTACACAACGCCAAGCACAGAAGAACGCTAAGGCGGCAAAGCCTGTTCAAGCTAAAACAGATCAAGAAATTACAGAAGCTCGTGAAAAAGCCGCTAAACAACAAACTGGTTTAGGTATAGAGTCTGGCGTTAAGAGAGAAACTGTTGCTCCTAAGGCTGGCTATACTGAAGCCGCTTTACCGCATGAATATAAGGCTGTTCAAGCCGCATTTAACTTTGCTAAGCAATATTACAAAGAGATGCTTTCGCGCCGGAGCATGGTTATGAATAAAAAACAGCGCGAGGCTTTAAAAGAAACACGTAAAAAATATAAAGAAGCACGAGTAAAACTTAACGAGTTGTTTAAAGATCACAAGGTAAACCACCAAATAGCTCGAATTATGAATTGGCAAGTTACTGCCGATGAAAAAACACGTAATTACAGACGGGCCGATAACCTTATCTTAGGTATTGAAGAAAAGATGCAACGTCAAGCTGCAGCGCGGCAGCCTAAAGTAAAAACTACCGAATTTGGTCGTGTTGATGAAAAAGCTGAAGCGGAAATTCGTAAAGTAATTGGTCAGTATTCTGAAGAAGAAGTTGAAACGCCTAAGTCCCCGCCCGAAAAAGCAGCGGATAAAATTAGTGAAACTCAGCTAGCTGCGGTAAATACAAAACTTAAAGAACGCCTTAAAGAAGTACGAGATCGTATTTATGGGCTTGGCATCCAAGCTAAAGAAGAAACTGCTGCCGAACGTGCAGCTTTGGCTAAAGAACAAACCAAACTAGAAGAACAAACAAAAGATATAGATAAAGTTTTGAGTGCCCGTCGTGTAGGTATGATAGTTGGCGAAGCCCAAGAAGAAAAAGGTGCTAAGCGGTATAAAGCTACTGACACCGAAAAGAAAATGGTTAAAGAAGGCAAGTTTAATAAAGCTGGAGTTGCGCCGCTTGTCTATGCCAACGTAGTTAAAACTGTACGCCAGATTGAATCTGAACGTGCCCAAGCTAAGCCAAAGAAAAAAGCAGCTCCGATAGCTAAGGCAGCTAGGGATAAGATTAAAGAGTTGGCTGCAGTTGAAGTTGACCTAGCGCATGCTAAAGATGCATCTGAAAAAGGTGTGTTGACCAAGCGCCGTAACGCATTGCAAAAAGAAATTGCAGAAGAAGCTAATAAGAAAGCTAAGAGCTTAGCCGACTTATTCAAACAAGAGGCTGAAGAAGCTGGCATAGACGAAGACGCATTCTTTGAAATTGCTGATGATATGGAGGCTGGTGATTTTGAGCCACGTATTGGTCTTGGTAAGTCTTCTGGAATCCAGATGTTACGTTCTGCAGCTCAGGCTGTAGTAGATAAAATTAAGCTTCCAAAAGGGCTTAAGATGCACGTGGTTCAAGAGCTATCAGCTACTATGAAGAACTATATCCTCGAGCGGGGTCTTGATCCTGAGTTTACTAAGGGCTTTATCACAAAGAATGGTCACGTAGTTATCGTTGCTAGCGCTCATAAAACTGCAGGAGAAGTTGCTGAGACTATAGCGCACGAAGTTACAGGACACTTAGGTGTTGAGCAGGTGCTTGGCGAACAAGGCATGAAGTCTTTGGTAAATAAAATTACCAAGCAAGAAGGCGGTATTCAGCAGCTTGCTAACAAGCTGGGTGTTGGAGAAGAGGTTGCTGCAATCCGTAATGCTGCAATTACAGCGGGTGATACAGAGGCAGAAGCCGATGAAAAAGCTGTGCACGAAATGATTGCACATACCGCGGAGAAACGCCCAACTAAAGACTGGGTAGCTAAGGCTAATGAATTTATTAAAGCGTTAGTCGGTGAATTTAGAACAGCTTTACGGCGCATGGGTATCAATCTAGATACCAGCACATCTGACATTTACAAAATTCTTCGTGATGCACGTAAAGACTTTAAGGAAGTTAATCCTGGCGCGTATCGTGAAGCTAACGGTAATATTCAGTTTAGCAGCAAGCCTAAATTTAACGACAAGTTTAAGGACTTAGGTAGCGACGTTAGTAAAATTGTTCACGCTAATAAGACGACTAATGACAAGGTACGCGCAGTTGCTGCTGGCTTTAAAACTCCTAAAGACATTATTAAAACTGGGGGTATACTGTCCCCCCAAAACCGCCTAGCTCTGCGGACTCGTTATGTAGATAGATTTGCACCAATGGAAAAGGTAGCCGAAAAGCTTACCGCAAAACTGCAAAGCTCGCTTGAAGGCACTCAGTTGATGTACTACCTCCGTATGTTTGACCAAGGTATTAACTGGGTAGCTCAGACTGCTTCGCACGGCCCAATGAGCATCATTGAAAAGAAACGCGCGGACGGTAAGCTCGAGCGCATTATCGAAACCAAAGATGGCGCCAGCCTTCTTAAAGTATCCCAGGCTCTTAAAGAAGCCGATGTGGGCGATGCTAATGCGGCTAACCAGTTGTTTACATTCTACTTGGCTGCTAAACGTGCTAAACGCGTGGGCTTAAATACCCTTAATTTTGGTGACGATGTTACCCAAGAGATGCTAGATAAGGTGACAAGTCGCATCAATTCCGATGCTAAAACTAAAGCAGCGTTTGAAAAAGCAGCTACTATCTACAACGAGTACAACAAAGGTTTGATTGAATTTGGTGTGCAGACTGGTCGATTCTCTAAAGAAGAAGCCGCAAAGTTGCTGAAAGAAAATGATTATGTTCCGTTCTATAGAATTGATAGGAGCGGTAATGTATCTCTAGATATTGGCGGAGCCAACCCAATTAGCATTGGTAACGTTAAAGACCAGCCGTATTTGCATGAGCTAGTTGGCGACAATAAGCCTATTCTTGACGTATTTACTAGCGCTTTGCAAAACACTCGCATGCTAACAGATATGGCTTTGCGTAACTTGGCGTCTCGTAATGCTGCATTTAGCTTGCAACAAATTGGTGGTTTAGAAACTAAAGTAACCCGCGCCGGTAAAGAATTTGGCTCTGGTATATACCAAGGTAAAGGCGAGGCTAACCCCAACGTTATTCGGTTTAAGATTGATGGCGTAGACCACCACGCTATTGTTGATACAGAGACTATGGGAATCCCAGCGGACTTGCTGGTAAAAGGATTGGATGGCGTACAGGTTTCTATCCCTAATTTGGTTAAGGTTGCAGGGTACCCAGCCAAGTTATTGCGTTCATTTATTACCCGTAATCCAGCATACGCTATTCGTCAGATTGCACGTGACTCCTTATCTAACGCCTTTATAACTGGTGCTGATTCTATTCCTATCATTGATAACATGAAGCAACTAGGCTCTATGCTAAAAGGCGTTAATGAGGGCGAATTGCTTTTAAAGAAACGCGGTATCCTTGGCGGGCAAGTTTTAGGTAACGCTTCAGATGCTATGCAAAAAGCTATGCTTCAGATTATTGATGGCAAACCAGGTTGGGAAAAAGCTATGGCCTACCTAGACCACGTTGCTATGATGGGCGATGCGTCTTCCCGTGTTACTTCCTATAATAGCTTTGTTAAGCAAGGTTTGTCTGATATGGAAGCCACGTTAGCATCTTTAGAAGCCATGAACTTTAGCAAGAAGGGTACATCACCTAGCTTGTATTTGCTTAACCAAATGGTTCCATTCTTAAATGCGCAGATTCAAGGTATGGATGTTCTTTATAAAGCCTTTGCTGGTAAGATGCCGTTTGCTGACAAGCTAGATATTAAGTCTAAGATTTGGAAACGCGGTGCTATGATGGCTGCATTTACTATGGCGTACACAGCTATGTCATACGACGATGACGACTACAAGAACGCAACAGCGGCTGAAAGAATTGGTAACTGGTTTATTAAAGTGCCAGGAATTGACGAGAAAGTTAAAGTACCTATTCCATTTGAAGTTGGCGGTATATTCAAGATGCTTCCTGAAATGCTTTACTCAACAGCATTTAAAGACAAGAAGCTTAGCGAAGCGGCTGCAGAAACATCTAAGTATGTTGTGGATAACTTTATTCCATCCTTTATGCCAACAGCCATTAAACCTGTAATTGAAATGGGAGCTAATTACTCATTCTTTACTGGTAAACCTATTGAAAGCCAGCGCTTAATGGAGCTAGCTCCAGGCCAACGCGCATATGCAAATACGCCAGAGGCATTAAAAGCCCTTGGCGAAGCGACTAACATTTCACCAGTAAAAATGGAGTATTTATTACGTTCCTATACTGGTTCGTTCCCATTAGCTATGATGGCCTTGGCAAATCCAGTTTCAAGTGGGGCTGAAGCCCCCGAAGGGCGCGGCGCATTAAGCAGCACAACCCCAGTTATTGGCGCGTTTTTCCAGCCTAAAGATGCAAACGGTTTAATTGATAAAGCTTACCAGCAAATGCAGGATGTAATTCAAGCTGATAGGACATTCAAAAACTACATTGAAAGTGGGCGAGACGAAGAGGCTGAAGCGTTCTTAACTAAAGAAGCTGATCTACTTGGTATGGCTACCTTCTCAGGAAACTTTAGAAAGCAAATGGGAGATTTAGCTAAACAAGAACGCGCTATTCGTTCTATGACTGGTATTACTGGTGCTGAAAAACGTAAGATGCTAGACGATATTAAAGAAGCTAAGATAGAAATATCAAAAGCGTTTATCAGCGCACGCGAGTAAACCAAACGCCTATCTTACCGTCCTTGCGCCCTATCTCTGCCTTGGCTTGTACTCGGTGGTAAAGGGCGGCTTTTAAACCGTTTACCTTTACCTCCTCGAACTTTAATGTAGGAACAAAGAAGCCCCCATGAGCGGGGACTTCTAACCACGGGTAGTGCACCTTAATCTTCCTCACTTATCACCAATGGGCGTGTGATTCTAATTACGTTAACTCGCATTGATGGACCTCTAGTCTTAGCCAGCATATCTTTGCGCATGTACCCAATCTTGTAATTAGGCAATGATTCGAGCTCTTTCTTTAAGTCGGAGTAACCGTAACTCATAGTAGAGCAATGCTGTTTAAGAAGCTGTTCTTCAATGTAGTAGTCAACATGCCCTGGGGTCATCTCATGCTCAACCCTTCCAGCCACATCCGACCTAGTTAGCGACTGGTCAATCTCGTTATGCCCACCTAGGGTAGCTTTGGTAATTCCGTCAATGGCTTTAACAACCACAAACTTACCGTAGCACTCACGGGTGTAGGCGTTAAGAACATCCTCAGCGGAACGGCGATTGCCTCGCACAGCCGCTCTAGCCTCGTTAACCATTCCACGAAGCGTCTCAATAATTGGACGGATAGGTACATCAATAATGTTTGCGTATTTTTTACCCATAAGGATCACTATAGCTACGATGGCGGCATTACCAGCAGTCCAATAACGCTCGTCATCTGATGAATTAAATTCCGCTTTTAACTTCTCGCGGGTCTCGTTGTACACCTGTACTGCTGTTTCTCTATTGCGGACAATCCAGCGAATCAATTCACGACCTACGACACCGTAATTTGATTTCAGAATATCTACCGTACTGCTCTCAGTTGAGGATGCCCATTGAACTTCCTTGGCTGGTTTAACTTCTAACATACGAAGCATCTCAGCTTGGGATGTGTGCTTACGCCCCCCTGATAAGAAGTCATAAATGTGAGTGTTGCTTGAAAACAACACCATCAAGTTCCACACAGTAGTATTTAACCGCTCCTTATTGGCGCCTTGTTCCATGCGCTCTTTGCCCTTACCTTGAGTTAAGTCTAGTAAGAACTGGGGCAGCCACTCAAATGACTCGCGGTTCTTGTTGGTAATCTCGTCCATTACAAGCGGCAGGCTATTTAATAGGCCCTGTCTTTGCTGTGCAGCTACTGCTGAAGTCGATTGCGTAACCCTGTAGAGCTCTGGATGACCCCAAAAACTAGCTGCAAGGGCTAGGGCAAGCGACTTACCACGACCTGAGCCCGAAGACCCAAGGTGATAAACAACGCCCCTAAAGCCCGAGAAGTGCATCAGAATCGAAGCAGGACCTACCATACCCATGGTGACAATCTCCCATAGCTCCTTGGCAATGTACATATTAAGGACTTTCTTCCATTCCTCAATGGTGCCCATTGGTTTAGTAGCGTAGTTGACGTTAGCCATTCCTGGGGTTGGAACATAAAGCTCCTTGCCATCAGGGGAGAAGATAGTGCTGTCATACACAAATGAGTTGTCTTCTTGCCAACCACAACTATGAGGAACCTTAACCGCTACCTTGTTAGAGCTGGCATATTCCACACAACCACGGATGTACTCATATAAGTGAACGTCGTTGCCCTTGCCGTAGACCGCAATAATATTGTGGCTAGCTAGCATCTTTACCGTTTCGTCCTTACTTACTGCCGATTTTTGCGGCATGATGATATCCGAAGTACCATTTGGGCGGCAGACTACCATGTGGATAAGATGCTCATCGCCGTTATTTAGGATGTCAACAACGAACAAGTCGTAAGGCAAAATCATTACCTGCTTCTTAACCTTCTCGCCACCTTCTTCCTCAACTACCTTGTCGATAAATATCCCGCCATTTGCCCCATAGCTAAATCCGCGTGGCGGAATTGGGCGCGTAATCATTATCTGCTCGGCTGGTTTAGTATCAGTAGCCGCTTTAGTTTCAACAATGATTTCTTTTGGCTTGTTATCGACCTTGATCTCACGACCTAAAGCTAGCGGATTAGTAATCTTTCCAAAGTGTGGGCAACCTTTACAGACCCCTGGATTTGCCTCGTCAAGCTTCAAGCAGCTGTATGGTCCTTTGATTTGGTTCCACTTGGTGTTGTGGCGATCCATATCGTAGGGGTGCATGGCGGATAAAGCTTGACCTTCTTCCTCACCATCTTCGCAGTACTTAGCTATGCTGAGGATACCCCGCCACAAAGGTTCCATGCCGTCATCTTTAGCGTGCTCTATGTAATGATTAATCTGCTTACATTTAGGCGCAAGATTTTTGAAGAACGTAATGCTGTTCTCTACCATCTTGACGTTTGATGCCGTGCCTTTTAAGTCTGGACGTTTTCCAGGAAGGTCAAATTTTGGAAGCAGCTCATGGGAATCTTCCCCGACTTTTTCTTTGATGACCGTAGCTAATGCCTCAAACTCAAAGGTTGTACCAACCACCTTAATAGATACAGCCCGTGGCTTTTCTTGCTTGTAGTTCTGTGTATCAGGAACGCGTAATACCCGAGCGGCATCGCCAGTAACCATAGCGTCAATATTCAAGCCCTCTTTCTTACATAAGCGCTTGAGGTTCTCTGCTACTGGTTTCCATGTAGCTATATCTACTTCTTCTGTGAATGGCCAGTATACGTGCAGTCCACCGCCACTAGATACGACGTATGGGGTTCCGAGGCTATCTAACGAAGTTTCAGACAAAAATGTCCCCAGTGCCGCTGCTGCCGCCTGTTTATTAGGATAATCCTTTCCTTCTCCACAATCAATATCCAAGAATAAAGATTTTATTTTTACTGCGTTTGTAGCTAAACGCTTGCCGCTTGTGTTAAATGATGCTAGTGCATAAAAAGCATTAAGCCCTTCACCGCTAAAGTGTGCAGCGTTGCTATACAGTTCATCAATCGTATCAACAAATACGTGTTCTTTTTTTGCTGTGCTTAGTTCGCAGGCGCAATACTTACCCGAAGACGGAAGCACAGTCGCTAGGAATTCCTGCGACTTCATATGATGCTCCTTGGGTTAACCGTTAATGCGTCTGTCGAATCTTTTTAAAAGTTCCTTCTGAAAACTTAACGGCATGCCAGTATCAAGGTAGCGTTCTGCAAAGCTAATCAGTTCTTTATCGGTTAATGCTTGTGGGGAAATCACTGCTTCGTTTATTTTTTCTGATTGCATTTTTTCATTGCCTCTTCAACGGTGCTGCTTGTTTGTAATATGCGCAACAGATTGGTTACGCTTGTTCTATATGATGGAGTAACTTCGGTTCCTGAGAACCAGTTATAAACCGTCTGTCTTGTTGCTCCTGTGTACTGCGAAATCTGAATCACAGGAAAATTCAATTTAATAGCCCATCGACCTAGCTGATTGCCTAGGGTCTTTTCTGCCTTGGCGGTGGACTGTCGTATTGTTTCTGAGTAAGCCATTTTCTTTTCTTTGTTGTGGGTGGGGAGACAGTCTTTTTAGTCGTTCGTCCTCGAGTACTTGAGCTGAATAGTGTCAGCCTCCCCTAAACTTTATCCTGAGCAGGTCGTAAAACAGTTACCAGACCCATCACAGCAAATAGTACAGATTCGTCCTGTTTGCATATCAGTGTTTGTCATACATCCAGCATAAACAATGGATGCCGCCAAGAATAGCCCTAGGGCTAAAGCAAGCTTACTCATCGTCAGTATCCCACTCATCAACAACAGAAGCTAAGTCGCCAGTCTTTTTCTTTGGAACCGCTGATGGTTTAGGAGTTACCTTACGCTTCTCAGGCTCATCGAATGACTCGGCTTCTTCCTTTGGCGCCGCTAAGGCTGGAGCCGCTTTTGCTTTCTTACCGATACCGCTACCAAAGCTCATAACAACTGCTTGCTTAGCTTCAGTAGACTCACTCTTTTCCTTAACTGTTTCATATTCGTCTTCGGATAACCAGCGCATTGGTTGGAAGAATAACTTAGGCACAGCAGCTTTAGTGTCGAAACGCAAACGGGTAACAACAGTCTCAGGGCTAATGCTTTGCGCGGCTAGGAATCTAGCATACGCCTGTAGTGGGCGCTTGTCGCCTTCTTCTTTACCGAAGATTGATGTGGCAGATAGAGTTAACTGCATAATATCGCCGCCTACATCGTTAGCCAATACAACTGCTAAGCGCTGACTGAAACGGCATGCGCGTGAATTACCTTGACCAGACCCAGCGGCATTCTGTGGGCATGATGCGCAGTTGCTAGCTTGTGGTTCTTTAACTGAACTATCAGGTGTTTCACCATCTGCTGACCAGCACTCAGGTCCTTTGCTAGCGCCTTCTTCGTATGTGCCTGCATAAAATGTACGGCTGATCTTAGGTGCAGCTTGAACAACAACTACATCAAGATGGCGATCATCAATCGAAGCTACTTCTTCGCTACCCGCTAATAAACGGAATACACCGCCTTTAATGGAAATACGCTTGCCGTTACCACCACCGCCACCACCAGCCAAACTCTTGGCGAGGTCAGACAGTTCTACATTTTTAGCAAATGATGGAAGTTGTGAGGGGTTAAATGCTGTGAGTTCTTTACTCATTTGTTACTGCTCCTGTACTAGTTGGTTTGGCAACTGCCGCACCTGTTTGTAAAAATTGTAAGAATACTGCTGCTGTTTCTGTAACCTCAAAGGCGCTACCTTCGTACATGCTTTTTGCGGCGGTATCTAATGCCATTCTGCGTAGGTCAAGTTCGAGCATAATATTCCGAGCCGCTTGTTGTACGGCTTGCTCTTCGGGTGTTAGTGGTGCATTCATTTACTTCTCCTTATTTGGTTGGTTTACGTACTGATACTGAAACTTCGGACATAGAGTTTAACCCCATAGGTACAACGCCAGGGTTTTCCTCTAAGAACATCGCCATATTTTTCTGAGCAATGCGCTTCTCAAACAAATCGAGCGCATCGTTCTCTACCACAAACGTCTTGAATGAATCCCAGTCATCTGTGTAATAGCGTGTTTTCTGTGACAGGATAATTGTGCCTTCATCTGTTTTTACAGACTGAAGACCGAGTGCCACCATCTGATCCTTCATGGCATTCTTGATTTCTTCCTGTTGTGCTTTAAGTTCTTCGAGCTGTGTTTCATACTGCGTGGTTAGCTCGTTAGTCTTCGCGTATATCTTGCGATATATTTTTGCTAGCTTGTCTAGCGGAATTGCTTCGTCTGACATACTTCCTCCTTTGTCAATAATTATACATCAATGCAGACAGTTGTACAACCCAATACAGGGTTTTATTTTTCGCCAATCTCCTCCTTATACAGATTGAGCAGAATGTCGTGACCTTCTACACGCTTCTCTAGTTGCGCAAACATCCGCTTTTCTATATCGCTACCTTGTAAGTGTATCACAGTAACATTCGTACCTGTCTGTCCAATACGATCTGCTCTAGCAATGCACTGTAGGTAAGTCTCTACAGACATAACGGGACCATAAAATACTACCGTATCCGCGGCTGTAAGCGTAACCCCATGAGATGCTGATTGAGGTTGAACTACTAGTATACGCGGGTTTGGTTCTGTTTGAAACCGCTTAAAGATATCGGTACGCTTATTAACCGATACGTCGCCATGAATTACCTCTGCGCCCACATTGTGCTTGAGAAGGAACTCGTGGATGGTTTCAATGCTGTGCCTAAAGGGTGCAAAAATAATAACTTTTCTGTTGGTTTCTTGCAACACTTCTAGCAGGACGTTTAGTCGTGGGGCGCAATCAAATTCAACAACCTCATGGGCATCCGTATATGCGGCACCTGCTGAAATTTGTAGCAACTTAGATACGCCAGCCGCGGCATTAACTGCCGTGATTGTTTCACCCGAAGCCTGCATAACCATGCGCTCCTTGAGAAGCTTATAGTACTTGACCTGCTGGGGTGTTAGTGGTATCTCGCGAGTCTCAGTAAGCACAGGCGGTAAGTCGGTACACTCTTCTTTAGTAAACCTAATGGCTGGTTGCAATGCCGCAAATACAGCCTCAGCTGCACCGCTCTTAGGAACCCACTTAAACTGCGTGAGCTTTTTCATCACCTTGTCACGCCATGCAGTGGCAAACTTAGGAACGCCAGTTGGGTTAACCAGCTTAGCTAAACCATACGCATCAACAGGGGACTGAGCTGAGGGAGTACCAGTCATCATCCATAGTAGTGAATCAGGACGAACGATTTTGTTGAGCGACTTCCATCGTTTAGTTGATGAGTTTTTATAGGCGTTAGCTTCGTCTACTATAACCAAGTCAAACCGCCCATCGCGTGCAACTTCTTCAGCGATTAAGTTTAATCCGTCGTAATTAACAATTACAAACTCATAGTCACCCTGAACCATCTCGATACGCCGACTAGCTTGAGAATGGTGCGCCACAATTGCAGACCTGTGAATAACGCTATTAGATATACCACTCATCCAAGCGTCATGCATGATTGACAACGGGCACAAAATTAAACAACGTCTTACTTTCTTTAACCGCATTAAGTAGTCTGCTGCCCATAAAGCGCTCAGCGTCTTACCAGTCCCTGGGTCATTAAATACAAACGCTTTGGGATTAAGCGTTAGAAAAGAAGCTGTTTCAATTTGGTGTGCAAAAGGTTTGTGTCGACCCGGCCATTCATAACGTGCCGTTATCGGTGATGCTAAATCTTTTACTCCTAAGTTTCTTAATACTCTTACTTCTTCTAAACCCCAAAACACTGCCATCTCGTAGACACCATTATTTTCTCCAACTACTTTACTGCGGGGAATAATGCTGTACTTATCGGGGTCGCGTGTCCTAAATACTAGAGCCTTGTTCTCTATTATTTCCATCTTCGTTTCTCTCTTCTTTTTGGTCGATGTAATCTTTTAATGTTGTTTGTTTTTTCTTCCCAAAGATTGCTTCAAAGTTTCTATCAAACGTTTCCATGGGTACACCTAATGGGCGAGGTGTGTCGCCTTTACCGCCATCTCTCATATCACTTGCTCCACTATCTACTATGTTGGTTGGTACGTCGTGTTTCACCTTATTCTCCAGTACCTGTCCTTCGGGTTATTAAGCATTGCTTTAATAAGCTCATCTGTATTAAAGAACCATTGAATAACTTTCATGCCATCATGCTGCACGATTTCAAAGCTCATTCCATGTACTCCTTTGGTGGGCGATCATCGCCCTCGGGGTATGTTTTTGCATACAAAGTTAGCATGCGGATATTACACATCACATGTGCTAAGTGCGGTTGACCTGACTCAGGATCTATCTCTTCTCCGCGTTGCCACGCAGCTAAGTGTCGCATAGCACAAGCATAAGGCACAGACCAAGGCATTCCTTTAGCCCAGTTCCATGCATTGTATTTTTTAGTGCCGTAGTCCCACACCCTAGCTTCATCTTCTAAAGTCCACAAGGGTATCAAACTCATGTTAGGTTTGTTGCTGTTATATCTAGCACCCGAACCTTTAACAGTACTATTAACATCACCAATACCTTCTAATGGTGTTGCAGTAAATGAACCGTCTTTTTCTTTAACTACTAATACCGTATCATCTGAGAACCAGCTATATTCTGTTCCCGCTCCTTCGTTTGGCATCATTCCTCCTTATTTGATAGAGCCATCTGACTTTCTTGGAAAACTTCTATTGGCGCTAGCGCTCTTAACTCGTAGGTTACTTCGCACCGTCTTACCACCTTTACTTAACGGCTTAGTGTGGTCTACATCGAGGTTATCCCCCTTATGCACTAGCCCTTCCTTTTCCATAATTCTACGAGCTTTGTTTCGTTGCGCTCTTTTCTTTTTTACTTTTTCTGTGCCGTCGTACGCTAGGTACTCGGCACGAAAATCTCTTTTGTAAACCATAACTACTCCTTATCTATTGTGCTCCGCTACCGCTTTGCACCAATCAATGAACTCCTCAACTGAGGTATTACTTCTAAAACCATTTACTGCTCTACATACTAGCTGTATATTATCCGCCGTATAACTTCCGCCAGCAACTATTCTATCAATAGATGCGTTAGTTTTTGTTACTTTTCCTTTTTCTAGATAGCAGGTCAAATCTCTGCCTGTAAGCGCGCATTTAAAATTTTGTTTTTCTAGTTGCGCAAGCACAATCTCGACGCTAAGTGCATCCCTTTTTCGACCTCCGTAGTACAAAAGTCTAGAGGCGTACCTTCTCCAATTACCACTTATCTTGTTGTACTGGTTTTCTGTACTTTCTGTTCCAGTTATGTACTTCCACTTGCCTTTACAAGACGTAGAACAAAACTTATGCACCCCCGATCTAGGCAAAAACTCTGTCTTACACACGGCGCAGTTTTTTCGTTTGAAAGTTTGAGGAGTCGCCCAACGCGGCATATTATTTCCTATCTTCTTTTAGTGTTAAACTCGCACGACTTTACTGCGCACCAGCCGCATAACGGCGTACTAGTGGGGTTCCAAACATCATTAGCATAGCTAGCGGCTAGCTTTGCAACTCGCTCACGGTAGCGCCACCAATGAAATTCTACCTCGTCTAGGGTCATTTTGTGCTTAACTGCGCTACCTTTTACCACAAATAACAGGGCTGAATTAACTTGCCGTATGTGGGGGAAGTGAGCAAACACCATCAAAGACATTAAAATTAGCTGGTCTTTGTCGGGGTACTTGTCATTGCCTGTCTTATAGTCAATGACCCAAGCCTTTAAGCCATCGTCATCAATGATAAGTAGATCGGCAATACCGCGTACCCAAACATCATCTGCCTTGAAGTCACAAGGGGATAGGTCTTCCCTAACCCCCATCTCATATTCGGCAAGCTTACGCCCTTCTTTCTTAAGCAGGCTATCCAAGATAGGCTTCATGAACTCGTGCTCAGGGGGTAATTGCTTACCGTCCCTGATATAAAACTCTGCTGATTCATGTACCTGTTTACCATAGATAGTGTGGACGGTATCGGTGAAGGGGTAGTTTTTAAGTACCTTGACTTCATGGTAACGACGTGCGCATCCTTCGTAATCTTTGAGCCCTGAATGGCTCCACTTAATTGGTGTCATTAGAATTTCGCTGTTCGTATGGCTTGTTCAAGGCGGTCGGCAAACCCACTAACGAATGACTCGCGGTGGTTAAGCTTGGATTCGCCCATGTCGTACAAGATAGCATGAACAATCTCATGCCATAAAGTATTATGCTGACGCGTTGCCGCTTGTTTAGCGACGGCAATACGACCTGCTTCATAATCAAATGCGCCGCGGCATTCTTCAGTACCGACAAACACTTGATCGCACAACTCTACTTTAATCTTGCGCTTGCCGATTGTTACTGCCGTTGGTACTGCATATTGTTTGGTCACTTCGTTAGCTCCTTTATTTGATTGATGTGTGGTAGTAAAAGTTCTAGCATACGTCCAGCGTCTTTACTATGCGCTGTATTTTTATCTATATACTCAGCTGCGGCAAGCAGTCTTCTTTCAGACCTTTTCAATATACCAGCAACGGTTGTCTTGCTACGATCAATGTGCTTTGCTATCTTATCTAGACTTGCACCCGTAGCCCTCATAGTCCTAACTATTCTTTCTCTGGGAGTTAAACAATCCCATATTTCATCATTTATCACTTCGCTTCTCCATATCGTTTGGCACAGCCAGTATCAGCGTCAAGAGGAATTCCTGACATATATTTAGGATCTGTTACCATCTGCGCGTGTACCCAAGTTTCAGCTTCTTCGGCTTCTGACTCGGGGACTAGTACTACAACTTCATCATGCACGGTTAATACACACGGATACTTCTTTTGTATCCGTAACATACCATCCGTCATAACACATCGTGCTACTGCTTGCACAATATTTTCTACAATTTTACCACCATATAACCGCTTAGGTTTGTTCTTGTCGTCGCCCCCATACTGCCATTGGATTCTACCCTTGTTATCAGCGTGTCCTTCAAGGTTGGGGTAACGGATAGCCAAGCCATTAGGTAGTTCAATACCCTCTTTCCTAAACTTAATGCACTTATACTCAAACTCATTACCCCTAGATAAGCACGATAGAATAGAGTCATTACACAACTGCCAAAAAGCAACAACATCCTGCGATGTGTTGCGGTAGATATCAATAATCTTCTTGGCTGATACACAATGAATCAATAGCTCATCCTTTGTGCAGGTGTGCGGTATCTCTGCCATCTTCTCAAGGTTCTTCTCCCAACCAATAAAGTTTTCGATGTCCTGCCCAGTAACACCAAGCTGTTTAGCAAATGCTTTATCGTACATAGTGGGTGGAGCGCCAAGGAATCCAGTCAATAGCTGAGCCGCAAAGCTAGCCCAACCCATACCATAGCCACAACCTAAGAGAGCTGACTTAGCTGACTGGCGAAGATCAGGGTGCGATTCTTTTGTGAGGTTCGGGATACCGAACATCTGCGCACCGAACGCCGCATACGCATCCTTACCCGAGGAGAAGATACCAAGGAGGGCATCATAGTCCGCGAGATACGCGAGAACGCGAGGTTCGATTTGGGATAGATCGCAGACCACGAGGGTATAACCTTTCGGAGCTTGAATAGCTTTGCGTAAGAAAGAGCCCCGCTTGAGGTTTTGAAGATTAAGCCCCGAACCCTTTGACGCAGACCAACGACCCGTGTGGGCTCCGTAGTAATTGAGCGGGACAGGTAGCGTACCTCGTTCTGAAATATCCACGAACCTTTGCGCTCGTGTGCGCTCAAGTGTCGACTTAACTTTAAGGCGCGCTTCACATATAAGCGATATGTCCTCATTGTTTGAATTAAGCAACGCTTGGAAGAGGGCGTCTGTTTTAGCGAACGCGTAAGTTTCTTTACCAGTAGTTTTGCTAATTTTTCTTGGTGGGGATACCCCCAATGATATAAGCACTTCAGCAAACTGATCGTTACTAGCCAACGCCGTTTCATCAACGTTAACTTTTTCAAGGATCGCTTCGCGCTTGGCACGCTCATCAGCAATGGCTTCATCTAACATTTCCTTATCAAGTTCAAGAACAGGGTTGATGAACATCTTTAGTGTGAGGTCAATAAGCTTTAGCTCACCCTTTGGGAATCCCCCTTCTAGTTCTTCGTTCAAACAATCAAATACCGCTTCACATAAGTAAACATCATGAAGACAGTATTCCGCAAGCTCTTCTTCTATGTTTAGCGGTAGCTCTTCCAAGCCGTCGGTAGAGTAGACTGCGTTGCCTTTTGGTGGGAGCTCGTAGTATTCTGCAAGCTTTGCGAGGCTGTTCCCGACTTCGACGCCCCTAAGAGCGCGAGCCATAGATAGAGAGTCAAAAATAAAAGCAGGACGCGCCCCATAAATCCACGACAGAATCGCCACATCAAACTGGGCATTGTGCGCAAGCACCGCCGTCCTACTCCAATCAATGTCATCCACCCATGAAGGCAGATTATCGTGAGTGACCCAATGCATCTGTTCGCCACCGTATTCTTTCCAGCCAATACCAAACGCTTTAAATCTATCATCGCGTATGTATTCCTCCGTAGTCATTTTGGAAAGGGTGTAATTAGCCCTGTCCCATCTTGTTTCAAAATCCACGACCAGTATGCGGTCGAATGGTTTGCTTGACATTTGTTTCCTTAGTTAAATAAAAATACGCCGAATACGATTAAGATGACCGTACTAATATAAATAGCCCATGCCGCTCGCTGGCGTTTAATGGCTGGTATGTCCCCTATGAATGCCGTTTGTAATAGCTCCATATCACCATCAATTGCTGGGCGCAAGTCAGGGTTGTAGTTACTGCCGATTTTAACTTTGCCTGTATCGTATGGAACTCTCATACACGACCTTCAGTTACCAAGCTTGGGGTATTTCGATAGGTTTCTAAATCGCGTTCGCGCGGGTGTGCCGTTGGTTTGTATACAGTATGTGGGTTAGGTGTTCGTGGTTGTGCCCATTTAATCGGGTCTGATTTGTTTTCTTCGATTACTTTTTTGTGGTTATTACTCATACATCCTCCTTTGGTTATTCTTTGGGTCGTGACCCGCTTCGTACTACTTCTGATACTACTTGTTCAATGCTTATGTCAGAGTACTTTGTGATACCTCGATTACGCAGTTCCTTTTGTATTTTATATAAAGCTTTCTTTTCGATTTGCCTTACTCGTTCTCTAGTTACACCCAATGCAATTGCAATTTCTTCTAGCGTCATCCCAGTATCCATAGCTGTCCTTAATTAAGAGTTCGGTTTGCCATATGTTGGTCAACATAATAGCCAGTAGTTACTGCCGCATCGTGTAACAGATCAGGGACTTCCCATTCTTCAATGTTAATTCCATAAATCCTAACCATCTGCGTCTCGTAGTCATAGCCAACCACAATAGCACAGGCATTAGACTCTTCATCCATGCAGTCTTTTAAAATACTTTCTACTGCTTTAAATGTTTCATTCTGATCCATAGAGAGCCTTTATTTCTAGTAGAGCGTCGGTGACATCGTATATGTTGTCTTCGTTTACTACAAGCGTGCGACCTTTAGCCGTTCTTATTTGCGCCATTTGTGCTTCTTGTAAAGGAGTTGGTTTGTTATTACCCGCTTTACATTCGATAGCAATAAACTGACCAAGGTAACAGCCCACAATATCAGGTACACCACTACGCCCAAAGCCTCCAGTAACAGGGTAGAAATAATACGCCCCAAAATTCTTAAGAACATTGACAACTTTCTTCTTTACTTTGGCTTCGGGTGTCATTGTAATTCCGCATTGCGTTTCCTTACTTCATCTATGCGTTGTAGACAAATGGCTATATGGTTGAGCTGGTTTTGTAGAATCTCCTGCTCGTTGTAATAATAGGCTTTTAATGCAACGATAACCTCAGCTTCAAGGTTACATAGTGCCGCATTCTCTTTCATTATCTTGAGCATCTCAAGTTCACTTAACTGCATTTTTTAATTCCTTTATCATTTTTTCTCCTTTTGCTGTAAGAGTGTAATGGATTAAGCGCATGTCTTTCTTGTCTGCTGTTCTTAAAACCAAACCTTTTTCAACCAAAGACTTAAGATACTTGTTGGCGGATGCTGAAGTAACCGCCTTTTGTTTATTAACCAAGGCGGCAATGCGACTGTAAATAGTTGGGGAAGTGCTGTCAATCAAGCCCAGCACATAGTCTTCCCCCCAACTTAGCCCAGCACTATCACGGATATACTGTGCGTCAAATATGCTCATTACTTCCCTTGCTTACCAAACACAATATCAAGTAGCTGATACACATGGCGAGCGTCATAGATGTTTAGGCTACTAACGAACTCCTCAGCATTGAACTTGGTCTTGCTAGTATGAGTAGCGGGTGCCGCAGGTGTTTGCCGAGTGATATGTCCGTTTGTTTCAGGCACGCCTTTAGCTATACTCTGCTGTTTCTTAGCAACGATGTTCACATTCTTTTTCTTCTTGCTATACAAGCCTTTGATTTGTAGCTCGTAGGTGTTAGCAACCGCCCAATACACGAAGATAACCCGTCTACCGTAGCCTTTAAACTCAGGATTGTCGATTGCTACACGCCCAATTAGCTTGCGGTCGTATAAGGTCTTGAGTGTTGAGGCAATAGATGCGTCGTCTTTGTTGGTGATGTTAAAAGCCTTACGGATACTAGGCATAGAGCATTTTGGATTGGTCTTAATAAAGTCGTAGACTTGTTCACTAAATGATTTTTCTTTTTCTGTAATAACAGTTTTTTCTTCTAGTCTTAGCTCTGGTGTTGTCCATTTGGTTAAGACTTTCTTTACTTCAGTTTGCATATCTGGCATATAAACTCCTTGTTTGTTAGTTGCCGTTATTATTTTACTACAGTTTTTTACTTAACTTTCTTATGTTGTTTTTACGCTACTTCCTTTCGAGTAGCTTAAACAGTTTTTCCATGGTGTCGTCTGAGTCTAGAGATAGGTTGATTAGTTGGAGCAGGCTTGAGTTGAATTGGGTTTGTTCTTCGGAGTAGTCTCTACCTTTCATTGCCTTTTCCGTTATTTCAACTTGCACCCTTTTTATTTCCGAGCCGAGCTCGTTGATCCTTTGTTTGTTCATTCGCAGTTCTTTCTTAATCGTTTAGTTTTATCTTCGTTATCGCTAAAGTATTTACATTCTTTACCTTGGCGTGGACTATCCACAAAGTAAGATTGGTACTCGGGTGTTGCTCTAGCAGTAAAGCGATAGCACCTTTCACGCTTCTTGCAAGTTTCATCACGGCACATTGTTATATCAGCCATTCTCTTGTGCCTTTACATTAATATTCATAAACTGCTTAATAGTAGGTGACCATGTATCACGCCAGTCCTCTAAAAATGCCACCTGTTGTTTCAACGCCTCTATTTCAGCTTGTTGCTGGCGTGTTTTTTCTACAAGCTCTTCTTTTTCTGACTCTAGCATTTCAACCAAATTCTCAAATCCTTCTTGCTCAAACTCTAATTCTTGTATCTTTAAAATACATCTATTAGCCATTGCTCTTACTTCTGCCATTTCAGAATTATTAGTTCCGGCCCAAGTTGTATTAAAACCGTTTTTCAACGCCTCTATTTCAGCTTGTTGCTGGCGTAGCATGATGGCTATTTCTTCCCTAGTTACCAGCTTATACCAACTGTCAACTTCTAATAAATTGGCTAGTTCATTTGCGTTCATCTTTTTTCCTTACCTTTCCGCAAAACATTCGGTTGCTTAACTCATCTAATGCCCTTTGTCTTGCTTTATCGTCAGGCATTTTTGCTAATTGTTTATTTAATTTCTTAGTTAGTTCCTCTACTACTTGTTTTGTGTTCATTTCTCTTGTGCCTTTCTTATTGCTTCTTTCCAGCGTATTAACTGTTCTTTTTTCCACTCATCACGCAATTCAAGGTCAAACTTCAATACACCTTCATCAGTTTCACAATAAAAATCAAATGCTTTATTCCATTCCTCATCTGTTAGTGTCTTTGCTGGATGGGTGTAGAGAAATTCACCTTCAACTCTGGTCTGCCAATCACTACCACTTCCTGAGTCCATATATTGATAACCGTAACCATCAAAGTCATATCGTATTGCTACTGGTTCATTGTTCATCCTAAATACTCCTTTGCCATGTTCTCTTCATAAGTTAACCAAGGCTTCCACGCTCTGCGTATTTCACCAAATGAGTAGTGGTGCGGGTTACCTTCTAATACCAAGGCGCGTTTCTCCTCCAATGTTTCTGCTTGAGGTATGGTTGTAAACAAAGAGTTTTGATTGGCTTCATTGATCTTGTTCTTTTTACTGCGTGGGCTTAATCTATTTTCCACAGTCGTCTTCTCCGTTTTTGCGTAGGGTTGGTGGTCGGCTTGCCATAATTGATGCGTCAGCCAATTGTTTTAGCGTAGTCAGTTCGGCTCTCATTTTATTGATGACCGTAGATAAAGCTTGTAGTTGGGAGCACACCCCGTTAATGATTTGGGTTACTTCTTGTGCTTGCGGGCTGGTGTCCATAAACTGATACTGTGCACCCGTTGCCCCTTGTATTACCCTATCGTCTTGCGACGATATTAGTTTGTTTTGTGCTGGTTGTTGCGTGTTGATTCTGTCTTCTGTTGTGAATGTTGTCATATTAGTTTCCTAGTGGGATTGGGGAGACAATAACTCGAGGCTCTACATAAATTACTTTTGGCTTACCACTCTTAGGGTCTACGCACTGCACCCATGTTCCATCAGCAGATGCTGGGGAATACAAACCATTAGGGTCAGCCTGTGGCAATACATAAATGCTCCCGCCATCGGTTGTACGCTGTGGCATTTGTGGGTTGGTGTATTGAGTCGCGTAAGGTAAGCCATATCCTACTGAGTTACATAGCTTATGAAGATCACCATTCATGCCTACAATATAAGTTGTTGTGGCTACATCTTGGTCACGAATTTCAAGGATGTCTTTCATCATGCGCTTCTCAGCAAAGTTCACAATGGCTGGCATACCTACCTGAGTTATTGCTTGTAGGCTCATTTCTCCTTGCTTTTGTCGTTCGATTTGAGCCGCTGTTTGTGATGCAGTCTGAGGACCACATGCAGTCAATACACTTGCTACTGCCAATAATAGAAAAATCTTTTTCATTTTATTTTCCTTGTTTGAGTTGATTGTAAAAACTGCGTAGGTTATAAGGCAAACGGTTCTCGTCATAAACACTAAAGCGATGCAATATGATTGCGCGTAATGCTAACTTGTGGTCGGCATCTGCGTTCATATACTCCATCTGCAAATTTTCTAGGTCACGAATCATACCATCGTTGTATTGCTCTGACTCTTTAAACACCTTGTTCTCTGTTGCTCGATACTTAGGTGCAAAGTAATCGTATGAAGCCCAGCCTAAATAAGACAAGCCGCAGATTAACGATACAAAAGCTACTAGCCCAACCGCACTACTAAATGCTACTTTAAAAAACTCCTTCATACTTCCTCCCTTTTATCCAATGATTCTTTAATTGACATAGCCATGTCTACCATAGCCAATGCCCGTTTAACTTCATGCACCTTGCCAGCGATAAAGCCAGCCTCCCACTCTTTGCTGACTAAACCGCTAGCCATATACTCATCGTAGGTTTTGGGTATTACTTTTTCTTGTTCGCTCATACAACCTCCTTAATTGCTTGAACATATTTATGCACAGTCGAACCCTCTAGACCGCACGCGGTATTAACTTCCAAAACAAAACATCTATCTAACCCTTCACTCCATATAACATCTACTGCACCGAAGTCTAGACCTAATGCACTAACGGCAGATGTAGCCACGCCCCTAAGATCATGAGGTTCTTCGATATCACCCCGACAAAAGACATACCCGTTTGCATGGTTTCGAATATAAGGGTGGTGGTCAGCAACACTAGAACTCCTACGCTTTTCTTGTATGTCAATAATTTTACTATTAAATACATGGACTCTAAACTCCTTTTGTTTGCGTATGTATTTGGTATACAACGGGGCGTCTACTAACTGATCGTGTTGCTTGGCTACAACAATACCCTGACCTGAGTGAGCAGACAGAAGGGTGCGACACATAACCTTGTGCCCGTTGTCTATCCATTCTTTTGCTACATCTATACTGCCTGTGAATACAGGGCACGGCACATTGTTAAACGCTAAGCCCGTTAGAGTAGTCCATTTGTTAGCCGCTTTAGATACAGCAGTTGGATGATTGAGAATACGACAGCCCCCCTCATAGTCCACGCCACTACTACCCCAGTTAATAACGATACGACTAGGCTTGCACAAGGCTACCCGCTCAGGCTGAATGAATAAAACATTGCGACCCAGCTCTTGCGTTAGTGCATCACGCAGTAACCTTGCACTTCTACTGCCCCGCTTGTATGGGGCTATGGCTACCCTTGATGTGTTTGTCATACTATTTGTGCTCCCTTAATGTAACTTCGTGATCACCCATATCAACAGACATACGCCCATCGGGGTGTAACTTTAATTCAGCTTCGCCCTTTGCAACAGACTCAATGATCATGCAAAGTATTACTCCTCCTTTCATAGCCTTGCGTAAGTTAGTATGAAAATAGCCCGCCGCAATTGTAGCCACGCAAGCCCATGCCAATAAAAACAATTCACTCAATTCCATATGCCACCTCTTCTAAGTTTTTAATTTGCTTAAGCAGATCCCGTATCTGCTCTTCGTTTTGATACCTGAATACATCGGTAGTTAGCCCAGTTGAATAGTCTAAGTAGTATTCATCATCATCTATAAATCTAATGACAGCTAGCTCATAAGGGGCATGTGCGTTGTCACGCATGAATGTTAAGTCCCCACCCCACACAATACTAGCCCCATAGTTATTAGGGAATTTATATATGCGTTGGGTTGCACTACCTATGTTTAGGTGAGGTCTTTCGACCTTGATGTGTTCTTCATGATACTTCTTCATCTAACCACCCTCCTTCTAGTGCTTCTTTCTTTGTGTATGTAGCGTAGTGTTCGTAGTTGTCGCTTTGATATGCAAACTTCCAACCATCAGGCGATTCGTATGAAATTTTCTCTGCTCGTTCTTTTGTGTCAGCAACAACCCGCTTAAATTCAAAACGAGTTGCCGCAGTTATTACATAAAATACAGCCATACTACCTCCTTAGTTAATTGCTAAACGCTCAGGCTTGGTGCGCTCAAGCCAAGGGAATGCCTCGCGTGCTAACGCAAAGTCTGTGATGATACGCTCATACCAACCGCTATCAATCATGTCATCTAGCGCCATGTAAGACACCTCCATGAAGTTGTCGATACCGAACTTCTCAACGAACTCATACGCAGACACACGGCTGATATGCTGGATCTCGAACTGCGCCTCGATCTCTAACAACAAGTCCTCCATTACATCGTCAGCCTCTTGAGCTGATACGCCATACACCTCGGTGCGAGCAACGCCATCTTCGCCAACAACTGAATACTCTGCGTCAACGAAGTCGCTATCGTCATCACCTAAGCCACCGACAGGGGGCACATACACAGGGCGATCATACTGCTGGGCTTGCTTACCCCATGTGCCAGTCTTGCTGTCATACTTCTCCCAATAGTCTTCGTCATCGTATGCCTCGTAGCCAGTCATATAACCCGTAGACCATTTCTTGTAGCTACTATTGGCAGACTTATACGATGGCTTGTATGGTGCTGCCTCGATCTCGTCAATGGCTAAGTCGTGGTCGTCTTTGAAAGTCTTAGATGCATTGAGCGGACTAGACCATGCATAAGTATTAGATAACCAACGACCGCCCCAAAATACACCAGCGTCTTGATTGACAGTCTGAGTGCGACCATTGCTATCCATGAGCACGAACTTATTAGACCCGCCGATATGATCGCCAATGATGTCAGCAAACGCATCGGTAAATATAAAGTCAATGTTGTTGGCAAGCATAGGGCGCAAGTAGTCACGGATGTAGTGCCATGTATCTGACTTGGTTGTGTCGCCCGCATTACCTGTGGACAAGATGCCGTTGTGCATGAGCCATACATCTACACCGTGCTCGGCTTTGTTGAACACCTCATACGGGTGGCAATTCTCCATGTCGATATTGCCGTGGGTTTTCATACGCAAGTGGAACGCGCAGTCATGTCCGTCAATATGGTTGCGATAGAAATCTACAAACTCCTGTGCGTTTTTGGGTAATATTTTTTCTATCAGGAGTTCCCCTTCTACGCTACGCATAATACCAACGCCGTCAGAGTTAGACGCATAGAAATCCTCGAGCCATGCTTGAGTTAATGAAGGGGCTGTTGCTGGTTGAACGACTAATAAACACATATGATTTCCTTTATTTAGATTGTTTTGTTTGTATTACTTGGGACAGGTTTCTGTCCGCTTAGGCTTCGGTTGTGTGAAGTTGCTTGGTTTGCTCAATGCGTGGGTTGGGCTTGACCACCGCTTGTTTATCTAGCATGAAGCCCTTAGACCGCAAGAATGACCGTAGATAGATGGTGTCCTTGCGTTGGTCGGGTTGGCAGATAAACTTGATAAAGTTCTCGGAGGTTAAGTCTTGTTGCCCTGTGTCACGAGTAAAGAACCATGAGGCATATGTAAACTCCAAGCAAGCCATGATGGTCTCGTAGCGTAGCGTGCCCTTGAACAGGCGGAACTCGACTGTGCGTTCGGGTTGGAAGTTGACTGACTCATAGCGATCCTCGTTGAGCCTACGCATACCGTCTGACTTAGCGTGCTTGACCCATGAATAGTCAGCCGTCTTGTTCTTGACTTGGCTATATCTACTAGAGTCACGGCGTGCGATAGCTTTGAACAGGCGTTGATTACGGCTGTCGTGCATGAACAAGATTAACTTAGCGGCATGGAACATAGACATACCCTTCTTACAGATATGCACATGAAGACCGCAAGTCTTGGTATCGTGCGACTTCATGCCCTCAAATGGTTTCTTGAAGAACGATAACTGCTTGGCATGAACATCAAGACCCGTATAGCCTGTGACCATCTCGAAGCCGTGATTAAGTGAGCCGTCTTGCTCGAGCAGTGCATAGGTATAGTGCTTGCCTGTCGCATCGTCTTTGTATTCCTTGACCGATTGTAGTAAGTGCTCAGCACGCTCACGCCGTGAGGCATCGCCGTCAGACATCTCCATCTCTAGCTCTAAGCCCATATACACAGGGGTTTTTCTAAGAGAGTATTTGGTTGGGATGAACCCTAGCTTGGACTTACTACTGTGATAGCTACCGATCGGACCGACATCTTCTTCATCCTCATCGTCATCATCTTGATCAGGCTCATCGTCATCCTCGTGCACCACGCAGTCATGGTAGTCAGACCAGCGATAGTTATTGTCACGACAATCTGAGCAAATCCAGCGATCGCCGTTGTATACCCATGTGCCATCGTCCTCGCACTCGATGTAGTCGCAGTCAGAACAGTAGTTATAGTCGGGTGCGTTGGGGAATTTGTCGACATCATTGAGTATCTCGCACCACTCACCAGCACCTAGTTTGTCCCTGATAGTGGTGTTGTCGTTGAGGATACTAACTAGCTCGCTGTCGTCTTGAGTGCGGAAGCAGTCGGCTATCATCTTGCCGATCTCGTAGAAGTGACGGCGCTGGTTCATAAGACTCTCGTAGTGGCGTTTCTCAGAGCCACCGATATAAATGCGATACGATCGAATGTTTCTCTCCATATTGCGCTTGAGTTGCCCCTTGGCGATGGATAGATACTCAGACCTTGTCCATAACTCTGGACGGCGCACATGCTCTAGCTTGTATCGTAAGAACTCGGTGAGCAGAGGCTTTTGTGAATCTCTTGCTCGGTTGTATTGTGTTTCTACTGCGTTGATTTGTGCTGATGTGTATGTTGGTGTTGGCATGGTTTGATATGCTCCTGTGATGGTTGATGTTGCGTAAGTGTATGTGTCTACTGCGGTTGATGTGGTTAAAGGGTTTGGTATGGTTGTCCATGTGACTGGATTTTCGGGGGTGGTGTAATAAATAACCCCCTCATTTGATAGCCTTGTTGTCATACCCTACCCCCTAAACAACAGAACTACTAGATAACGAACTACTTGAGCTACTATAAAAATACTGCAAAGCAATAAAGCTATACGGCTATACAACTCAAACCTGTTGTAATTCATACTGCCTCCTTTTGTTTACCTACGAATAATCCGATACTTCATGATGTCGCCACCAGCCTCACCCGATACATTCCAGTCCCAAGATGATGCGTGCCTGTGGTCGGGTTGTGGTTCGTTGTAGTCGCGTAGCCATACTTGAGTGAGGGCTGTCGGGCTTAGCCCCGTGGGTATACCGCCTTGGGTGTCGAGGTTCTCTCCTGCATCAAACCTATTACCCCAATCAATCCACCCTTTCTCCAGCTTGATAATCTTATACGCCACGATTGTTCCGTCTTCGTGCGGTCTATCACCCCACCACATACGCCTACCTAAACTTTGACCTTGATCGCCGTTGCGTAGTATGTATTTGATAGTGGTGCTCATCTCTACCCCTGCAGGTCGCAAGTCTTCCTTGTTTACTGCTTGGGCAGGGTCAAGTGGGTGTAGCCTTCGGTATGCGTTGGGGATTTTTACCCCTGAGCTTGTAGTGCTCATATGCTTTCCTTTCGTTTGTTAGTGGTTGTTTACTTGTTGTTGCGTTGGTCGTATTCGTATAACTTCTCCTTTCGTTTTTGTTGGGTAAATCTATATTGCTCTTGCAAAACCGCCAAGTGGGCAAGGCGCTGTTGTATTAAATCTTGTCTTTCTTGTTCGCTGTTCCACTTGGTCTGTCTTGTTTGCTTGATGGGGCAGGTTTCTGTCCGTCTTTTGTATGCTGAGTAGGTGCTCTTGGCTCGGTTTACTTCTTTATCTAGGCTTGCCTTGAGTTCGGCTCGCTCCTTGCCTTTCTCTTTTTGCCACCTCTCTTTCATGTGGCGGGATCTTGTTTTGTTGATTGCTTGGCGTTTCTCCTCTATCAGGGCTTCCCCCAGCTTCTCGTTTATGCGTTTGTTTGTGATCTTGTTGCGTAGTTGCTTGAGGGTGAGCTTTGCCCTCGGCTTGCGTTTTGGCTGGCAGTTTTTGCACAGAGAGCTGATGACCGTAGTTCCTGTTTCTACTCTCCTATTTAGGGCTTTGCTGTATTCTTCGGCAGTCATGCGTCTTTTAAATTCATTTCGCTCCTTAGTTTCCCCGCATTTTTTGCAGGTGAGTTGTTCGTGTTTGGTTAGTTTTTTCATACGATTCTCCAATGTTCGGACAGGTTTCTGTCCCGTTTAGCCATAAAAGTATACTAATGTCCACTTGGCAGACCTATGTTGTCCACAGTAGTTGTCAGGTGTTTGAGCCTTATAGTATACAGGGTTGTCCCACTTCCATCACACATGTCTACGCAATTCCAGCAATTTAAGGACTAAGAAAGTAAGACACAAAAGAAAGAGTCCACTTATTTACCCTTATATATATATATTTAGAATTTAGTATTTATATATATAGGTGTGTTGGGAATGTGGTAGACGCACATAGGATAAAGGGTTGCGGGCGTCAAGGTAGTGTCCACATGCTAAATAAACTAGACAATTACCATATGCACAATAAGCGTGCATATCCTAGATAAACGGGACAGAAACCTGTCCCAAACATACCTCTAATCAAAGCCAAACGAAGCTAGAACGAGCTAACTCATCTGAGGTAATGATGCACCAGCCACTATCTTGCCCGTCTTGTTTAACGAGCTTACGATAGGCTTGCGTAGCCCTTGCTAAAGAGGTGAAGTCGTGGGGCTTATTGCCTTTGAACTTAATCTCGCCTACTTCACCGTTCCGCTTGCGGACTACGACCCATACATTAGAACGATTGCCTGTGGCTTTGCCTGATACCATGAGTTGGAGGTATGTGGTGTTTGGGTGTAATTGGATTGATTTCATGTCATGCTCCTTAGTTGGTTGGGGTTATGTAATTACAGACTACTTCGTTTACTTCTTTCATACTGAGCTTGAGCTCACGGGATATGGCTAGGATTGTGTAGCCCTCTCGATACAAATGGATTATGTCCATCACTAGGTCTTTCATCTTACTCATTCGTATTTCCCCTGTTTGTATGAGTTAAGGTTAAAGGTCATAAACACTTCGCCCATTGTTATGGGCTTGTGGCGGTCAGGCTTGGACTTGGTGTCGGACAGAATCCTGTCCCGTTGTTCCCTGACCATTTGGCGCATGGCTAACTGCTGTGCTTTGGTTAAATGCATGATTACTCCTGTGGTTTGACATTAAATTAAACTGCGTAGAAGCCACGCTTACTTGACGATACGCATGAACTTGGCTTGCTCGGCTTTACTCAACTGCTCAAACAACTCGATAACCTTGTCAAGAGATACTTTGGTTTGCTTAAAGGCTTTTGGCATATCTTCAGGTCTGACAATGTGATACGAGAACTTCGAATTGGCTCGCTTGTAGGCTTTCTGTTGCTCGCTTGTTCGCTTATCTCGTGGAAGGGACAGAATTCTGTCCGCTTCCTTACTTGATACACCTAGATTGCCCATGAGGTATTGGTGTTGCCACTCGTGCAACCATTCCTTGCGAGCTTCAGGGCTTTCGGTTAGGTATTGCTTATGCCATATGATTGACTCGTCAAGTGTCAAGCGGTCTTGCTGTCCGATACCAAAAGCGAACTGGTCATATGTGATTGCCTCGTTTGTTTTAGCGTTGAGGTATGTGCCTTTAACTATTGTTGCCATGATGTAATGCTCCTATAAAAGAACCTAGCTAATCGGCTAGGCAACGATTGGACAGCAATCTGTCCATGTAAACAGTATAGGTCTAGGGTCAATTCCCCCCTTCGTCATGGCTATATGGCGACCCCACTAGGGGGGTATCCAGCCGTTTGGTGGGAGTGGTGACATGGTCACTAGATCATTGTTCCTTAGCCGCACAGCTAAAAAATGTCAAAAGTTGTAAAATTTTCTATAAAAATCAAGGGGTTACATGTCTAATATTTGACCAAACATGTGACATCGCGCCCCACAAAATGATACCTATAGGTGTAAAACCCAGCGCCCAATTGATACCCATAGGTATTAAAAGACTCATTAATAAGGCTTTAAGGTAGTTAAGGACTCTTTAATAAGTCTTTTTCGCTAGCCGGTTAACAAAAATCTGTGGTGTAGGAACCACATAGCACACCTAAACCAATCCTATATGTATAAAAAACCGCAAAAAGTGTACATAACAGAAAAACATGTATAAAAAACCGCAAAAAATGTACACATCCCCAGTTTCCCAGTAAAACTAAAATCGGCAATAAGTACCTAAAGGTTCCAAAAAGGAACCTACAAAACTTTACAATCCCAGCAGTTTAACTTTACAACCCCTTCAGTTTAACTTTACAATCCCGCGCCAAAACTTTACAAAAAATCCCCAGACAAATGTTGCACTGCAACAAAATGTATCGTATACTACACAAAATCCCAGAAACGTACAGTATGGGAAACAACCTAGAAAGGAAACACCATGTTTGATTTTTATAAAGAGTGGGACAAAGCCTACGCCAAAGCCCAAGAAGTAACTGAGCAAGTAAAGCAGGTAAACGAGTTCTGGATCAACGCCGTGATCTCTAGCCTCAAGCAACTAACCAAGTAAAAAAAAAACCCCCGGGCGTTTTAAGTCCGGGGGCCAAACCATCACATCAAAGGAGTTTCACGTATAGCCCAAACGAAGGAGGAAAAGCTACACGCAAAAGAAGTATACACTAAAAATAAAACTGTTGTATACTGCCAACATTCGCTCACCCCAGCGCAACCAAGGAGGTAGTTAGTTTGCTTTTAGAGCATTTAGTTTCAGCCGACTTTGCTGACTTCACCCCAGAGATTACTCCGGGTGCGGGAGACTTTGCCCCATTAGAAGACTTAACTGCCCCCCAAACCCTTGGCGCCCAAAAACAAACAGCCGAGTGGTTAAACCAGTTTGCCGACGAGGAAGAAGAAGCACAAATCCTCTCTAACGCGCAAGAACAACAAGTGGCCAACGCATTCGCGGCCCTAGCTACAAATTCCCCAGACGCAAAGAACCAACTACTCAATCTACAGGTCCCAGAAGAAATCGTAAGTGCCGTGGCTATGGTCAGCGGCTATCAGTGGGAGTTTGTAAAGCAGGCTAACGAGTTGCGCTCAATGAGTGTGGCCAAAATCGTAAAAGAAACTGAGCATCCGGATGCACGCATCAGATTAAAAGCGCTGGAGTTGCTGGGTAAAGTAACTGAGGTTGCCTTGTTTACAGACCGAGTTGAGGTTAAAAGTGCTGAAGTTTCCGACGAAGAGCTGGAAAAACGAATCCGCGAGAAGTTAAGCCGCTATATGGGCAAGGTTGACGTGGTAGAAGTTGATGAGATCGTGGAAACAAAAACTACAGCGCCTGAATACAAGCGCGACGACGAATGAAACTAGACTTTCTAACCCCAGAAGAGGCTCTTGCTGCGCAACTAGCGCTAAAAGACATGAGCACGGAAGAAAAGTTAGCGTTTTTAGCAGATTTAGAAGAACAAGAACATCGCACGCACCTCAATCGTGCACAGAATCAACCCCTAGAGTTTGCAAAAGCAGTGTACCCAGGCTTTAAGATAGGGCCCCAGCACCGCAAATTAGCTAAAATCTTCCAAGATGTGGTCGAGGGCAAGAAGAAACGGGTCATTATTAATATTGCACCACGTATGGGCAAGTCCGAGTTTTCGTCCTATCTGTTTCCGGCATACTTTCTAGGTCAGTACCCCGAGAAGAAAATCATTATGGCCACGCATACCGCGGGCCTCTCGGAAGACTTTGGACGGAGAGTGAGGAATTTAATTGATTCGGATGAATACAAGGCAGTGTTCCCAGGAACAGTCGTCGCCGACGACCAAAAAGCTGCGGGTAAGTGGAGTACAAGTGCTGGTGGCCAGTATTATGCTGCTGGTGTGGGGGGCGCCTTGGCAGGACGAGGCGCTGATCTGTTTGTTATTGACGACCCTCATTCTGAACAGGACATGAAAGCGAACTCCAGGCTAGCGTTTGATACTGCTTGGAGTTGGTTTCAAACTGGTCCGCTGCAACGGTTAATGCCAGGAGGTGCGATCATTGTGATCATGACTCGCTGGAGTCTGCTAGACCTAACAGGTCGAATAATCGACTACAACATAAAAAACCCCCACACTACCCCATGGGAAATTGTGGAACTACCAGCGATCCTTAACGAGGATACCGAACAAGAAAAGTCCTTGTGGCCAGAACAGTGGCCGCTTGAAACGCTTAAAGCTACAAAAGCAGTACTAGATCCCCGTTACTGGAACGCCCAGTACATGCAGAACCCCACCAGCGACATGAGCGCTATCATTGGTCGAAAAGACTGGATGATGTGGGAAAAAGACGAGCCACCTCAGGTAGAGTACATAATTCAGTCTTGGGATACAGCGTTTGAAACAAAGACAACATCTGACTACTCCGCATGCACAACATGGGGAGTTTGGTATAACGAGGAAGATGGGAATAGCCCAAACCTAATACTGCTCGACGCATTTAAAGACCGGATGGCGTTCCCAGAACTAAAAGCTACCGCGCTAAAGCATTACAAAGAATGGCAACCAGATGCGTTCATTGTGGAGAAAAAAGCTTCGGGAGCCCCGCTAATTCAAGAACTTAGGATGATGGGCATACCAGTCCAAGAGACAAACCCGTCGCGCGGTAATGACAAGATGGTTCGATTAAATGCGGTATCTGATTTATTTTCCAGCGGTAAAGTCTGGGCTCCAGATAGGCGGTGGGCCCGCGACGTAATAGAAGAATTGGCGGCGTTCCCGGTTGGCGAGCATGATGACTATGTGGATACGACAACCCAAGCGCTTATGCGCTACCGCCAGGGCGGGTTTATTAGTTTAGACTCCGACGAGAAAGACGACCTGCAGTACAAATACAGACGGAAGGCGGCGTACTACTGATGATTAAATGGCTAAAAACCTGGTGGAAAGTCAAAAAAATGTCACGCGCTATTTGGCGTCAGGTTAAAATCGAGCAACAACGCGACTCAAAACATGCAGAGCATACCGCTGAACGGGTTAATGCGTGGCTAGAACGCAACGAATTTGGGTTAACTCGTGCTCAGTTAGAAACACATTGCGTAAGCAGAGTTGAAAGAAATCATGCAAGAAACATAGATAGGGAAATGACATGCCAGTAGATAAAGGTTTATACCAAGCGCCGCAAGGCCTAGAAACGCTGACTCAGAACGAGCCAGATATTGAAATTGAAATTGAAGATCCAGAAGCGGTTCATATCGCTGGTGATGGTTTTGAGCTTGACATCGAGAAGATGGGTGAAGTTGATGGTAGCGAAGAGTTTAACGCTAACTTAGCGGAAGAGCTTGATGGCGGCGCACTAGAGTCCCTTGCGTCTGAACTAACAGAAGATATTGATAACGACTTAACTTCCAGAAAAGACTGGGAGCAGATGTATAAGGACGGTATTACCCTGCTTGGTTTGAAATTTGAAGAGCGCGTAGAACCATGGGATGGTGCTTGTGGTGTATTCCACCCAATGATTACAGAAGCTGTTGTACGTTTCCAGTCAGAAACAATTATGGAGACTTTCCCTGCTAAGGGGCCAGTGCGTACTCAGATTATTGGTAAAGAGACCCGCGAAAAAATGGAAGCGGCCCAGCGTGTCGAAGCTGACATGAATTACCAGTTAACAGAAAAAATGCCTGAGTTCAGAAATGAGCATGAGCGCATGTTGTGGAACTTGCCATCTGCTGGTTCTGCGTTTAAAAAAGTGTACTATGACCCAAGCATCGGCCGTCAGATTTCAATTTTTATTCCAGCCGAAGATATTATGTTGCCTTACGGCGCGAGTGAGATTGCTTCATGCCACCGTGTTACGCATCGTATGCGTAAAACAAAACAGGACATCATTAAGTTACAACGCGCTGGGTTTTACATGGACGTTGAGCTTGGTGAGCCACAGAAGTTCCGCACTGAGATTCAAGAAAAGAAAGATAAAGAGACCGGCTTTACAGCTACTTACGACGACCGCTTTGAGTTATACGAAGCACACGTTGATTTAAATTTGCCAGGTTTTGAAGATAAGGACGAAGATGGAGAAGAAACAGGCATTGCGCTCCCATATGTTGTCACTATGGTACGCGGCACAAACCAGATTTTGTCGATTCGTAGAAACTGGAAAGAAGAAGATCCGCTACGGCTTAAGAGACAGCACTTTGTTCATTATCAGTATATTCCTGGTTACGGCGCCTATGGTTTCGGTTTGTTCCATCTTGTTGGTGGGTTTGCTAAATCTGCCACTTCCATCTTGCGCCAACTCGTTGACGCAGGGACCTTATCGAATCTGCCGGGTGGCTTAAAGTCTCGCGGGTTACGTATTAAAGGAGATGACACTCCGATTGCTCCAGGTGAATTCCGTGACGTAGATGTTGGTTCAGGAACAATTCGCGATAACATTCTGCCATTGCCGTACAAAGAACCATCTGCTGTTTTAGCTGGTTTGATGGATAAGATTATTGAAGAAGGTCGTCGCTTCGCGGCTACTTCTGATATGCAGGTCTCTGACATGTCGGCTAACGCCCCTGTTGGTACTACTTTGGCTATCTTGGAGCGTACTCTCAAGGTTATGTCAGCTGTTCAGGCTCGCGTACACTACGCACTGCGTCAAGAACTTAAATTGCTTGCGGGTATTATCCGTGACTACACAGACGACGAGTACAACTATGAGCCAGAGCATGGCGACATGCAGGTTAAGCGGGCTGACTACAAACACGTAGACATCCTACCAGTATCAGACCCCAACGCGGCCACACTGTCTCAACGTGTTGTCCAGTATCAAGCGGTTATTCAGTTAGCCCAGTCAGCTCCACAGATTTACAACTTACCAGAACTACACCGTCAGATGCTAGACGTGCTTGGTATTAAGAATGCTGACAAGCTAGTTCCACTTGATGATGACCAAAAACCGAAAGATCCTGTAAGCGAAAATATGGCTGCACTAAAAGGCAAGCCAATGAAAGCGTTTATGTTCCAGGATCACGAAGCTCATATCAAGGTCCACCAGATGGCTATGCAAGACCCGATTGTTCAACAGCTTATCGGCCAAAACCCACAAGTTCAAGTAATTATGGGTGCAATGCAGGCTCATATTGCTGAGCACGTTGGTTATGCATACCGCCAGAAGATTGAAGACGCAATGGGCGCTTCGCTCCCATCACCAAAAGAAGAGCTATCACCAGATTTGGAAGTTCAACTTTCTCGTTTGATTGCGGAAGCAGCTCCTCAAGTATTGGCTCAATCTCAAGCTACGGCTGCCCAACAGCAAGCCCAGCAAAATGCGCAAGACCCAGTAATGCAAGCTGAGTTGATTGATCAGCAAGTTAAACAAGGTGAGTTGCAACGCAAGGTTGCTAAAGACAAAGCTGATGAACAGTTTAGAGCTCAAGAACTTGCGCTTAAAGCACAGGAACTGCAGTCTAAGAAGGTTCAAGCGGGCGTTACAACGGCCACTAACTTTATCAACCAGCAACAGCAGCACCAAAACGCTAAACGTCAAACTTTAACTTCCGGTGCTTTGCAGTTGGCACAATTAGCGCAGCAAGCTCATGAACATAGAATAGATACAGCTACCGACTTATTATCCCAGCAGCAAAAACCTAAAGGAGATACTACCAAGTGATGGACCTACTCACGGCTGATTTCATAGCCGCAATGCGTGATAAGTTGCGCACAGATATGAATAACTACACTGACGATTTGGCAAACGGACAGTGCACAAGTTTTGACCAATACAAAGAGCTCTGCGGCGTGATTCGAGGCCTAGCGTTTGCAGAGCGCCACTTACTTGACCTCGCTGACCACATGAAAGAAGACAACGATGAGTGACACCATCGCTTTACCCCCACAAGGGCTAGTATTACCGGATGGCAGTTTGCATTCGCTAGAAGCAGTAAATGAAGTAGCAGAGCCAACACCTGAAGAAGTTCAGGCACAGATGGCAAAGCAGTTACCAGAACCCCGCGGTTGGAGGATTTTGTGCTCGTTAGTAACGGTTGCAGATCAATACGACAGCGGTTTGCTCAAAGCTGATGAGACAAAGAAGATTGAGGAGTTGACTTCCCCAGTACTGTTTGTCTTAAAAATGGGCGATCTGGCATACAAAGATGAGGCTAAATTTCCAACAGGTGCTTGGTGTAAAGAGGGCGATTTTGTAATTACTCGTCCTTATACGGGAACCAGGATCATGATTTATGGAAAAGAGTTTCGAGTAATCTACGATGACCAAGTAGAAGCAGTAGTCGAGGACCCAAGGGGAATTACGCGTGCGTAATAGAACCGAATATCTTAGAGCTTGGAGAGCAGCAAACCCCGAAAAGGTTAAAGCGGCTAAACGAAAGTATTACTCTTCTGAAAAAGGTAAAGCACAAAAACGGAAAGAAGACGCAGCCTATGTAGTAGCTGGTGGTAAGGCAGCATATGAAAAACGTAGAAGTGCTAAACCGCTTTCTGAAGCTAGAAAACAAGCAAAACTAAGGTATCAGCTCGTTCGCCGTAGTTTTGAAAAAAATTTAGCAGAGCTTGATAGGCTAGTTCTTACTGAAGCGGTAGATCTTATGCGTAAGCGAAGTGCTATTACTGGCTTTTCTTGGCATGTAGATCATATTGTTCCGGTATCAAAAGGCGGAACAAGTGGTGCTAATAACCTGCAAGTTGTACCAGCTTTATGGAATCGCAAGAAATCCAACGCGCACACCGAGCGCTTTTTCGGTGCTTAAAATAAGGAGCAAGTATGGCGTATCAGTTTCCGGATGAGCAAGACGATTTCGACAAAAAACCGGATGTCGAATTAGATGTAACTGCCGAAGGCGATGTTATTGAGGCGGATATCGTTGTTGAAGACGATACCCCTGAACAAGACCGCAAGGCCCAGCCCTTAAACCGTAATGTTGAAGATCCTTCTGACGAAGAGATCGAAGGCTACACTAAAGGCGTTCAATCCCGTATTAAAGAGCTTACCCATGCCCGTCATGACGAGCGCCGTGCAAAAGAAGCAGCACAACGCGAACGTGAAGAAGCCATTCGTTTAGCGCAACAAGCCTTGGAAGAAAACAAAAAACTGAAGCAGTACGTTCAGTCTGGCGAGACTTCCTATCAGGAAATGATGCGCGAAAAAGCTGAGGCCGAGTTAAATAGTGCACGTGATAAGTTCAAAAAAGCGTCCGAAGAGTACGATTCTGAAGCCCTTCTAGCAGCACAAGAAGCGCTGACTGAAGCTAAGATGAAAATTGAAGCAGCAAAAAATTTTCGTCCAAGTACTTTACAAGCTCAAGAAAATGATGTACAAATACAACATACGGCTCCAGATGTACCCAAGCCCGACGAAAAAACCTTGCGCTGGCAAGCAAAAAACCAGTGGTTCGGTTCTCCTGGGTACGAAGAGATGACGGCTTTTGCATTAGGCCTGCATCAAAAATTGGTTGCCACGGGTTTCGATCCGCGTAGTGAAGAATACTTCGAGAAAATTGATTCTCGCTTAAAGTCTGTGTTCCCTGATTTGCTTCAGGATGACGAACCAGCTAGCCGTAGAACCGGTGAACCTAGTAAAAAGCCGGCAACAGTCGTGGCTTCTGCTACCCGTTCAACGGGAGCAAAGAAAACTATCAAACTTACAGCAACCCAAGCGGCTCTCGCTGACAAGTTAGGTATCCCACGTGAATTGTATGCTAAGGAATTTTTAAAACAGGAGGCCCGTAATGGCTAATACTCGTAACTCACGCGATCTCGAGAATCGCGAAAAAGCTTCAACCCGTCCAGTTTACCGCCCAGCGGCAACTCTCCCTGATCCTACTCCAGAACCTGGTTATAGCTTCAGATGGGTCGCTAAAGAGGTATTAGGACAAGCGGTTCCAACTAACGTTTCCCAAAAGTTTCGTGATGGTTGGGTACCGGTTAAAGCAGTGGATCATCCAGAACTTATGATTGTGGGCGATCCAAACGGAAATGTAGAGATCGGTGGTTTGATCTTGTGCAAAATCTTAACTGAGCAGCTCGCAGCACAAAAAGAGTACTACGAGTCACAAGCACAAAATCAGATGGATTCGGTTGATAACCATTTCATGCGTAATAACGATGCACGTATGCCTTTATATAGTGAGCGTAAAAGCACAGTAAGTAAGGGTGGCGGCTTCGGAAGTGGTACACGTTAATTAATTTTTTAGGAGACCTTTATGTCTACAGTATCAAGTCCTTATGGACTAAAACCTGTTAGCCTGATTGGTGGTCAATCCTTCACTGGCGGCACAATCCGCGAGTATTTACTGACTACTAACAACACTGCGCCAATTTACACTGGCGACTTAGTGCAATTAGGCGCGTCCGTTGCTGGACAACCAACTGTTGTAGCTGCAACCCCAACAACTAGCTCTGCTGGTATTGCTGGTGTTTGCGTTGGCGTTCGCTACCAGTTATCTGGTCAGCAACTTGGCTATCCTTTGTATGCAGAGTATTTACCTGCAAACGCTGTGACAGCTGGTTACACCAACATTTTCATCCGCGTTGTTGAAGATCCAGATCAACTGTATCAAGTACAGTCTTTGGGTTCTGTTGGCTACGGCTCAATCGGCAAAACAGTTGCTTTGGCAAACTTTACTGCTGGTACAGGCTCTACAACTGGTAATAGCACTTCTGGTAACTCAGTTGTTGCATTGTCAGCTACTATTGCTAACACAAACGCGTTGGCTGTTAAGATTGTTGATTTGGTTAACTCCAGCTCTACATTCGGCGGCAACTTCCCTTCTAACCCCGGTGACGCATATACCGATTGCATCGTTAAGTTGAACTTTGGCGTGCATCAGTACTATCAGTCCGCTGGTACATCTAACTAATAAAGGAGCTATAACATGGCTATTTCACGTTCACAGCTCTTAAAAGAGTTACTCCCAGGACTAAACGCGTTGTTCGGTTTAGAGTACAAGCGCTATGGCGAAGAGCATAAAGAGATTTATGAGATCGAAGCCTCTGAGCGTTCATTTGAAGAAGAGACAAAACTGTCTGGTTTCTCAGCCGCTCCGGTTAAGAACGAAGGCGGTGCAATTTCTTACGATAATGCACAAGAAGCTTTTACAGCTCGCTACTCACACGAAACTATCGCTTTGGGCTTCTCAATCACTGAAGAAGCGATTGAAGATAACTTGTATGACTCTTTGTCTGCTCGTTACACCAAAGCATTGGCTCGCGCTATGTCTTACACCAAGCAAGTTAAAGGTGCTTCTGTATTGAATAACGGTTTCAGCTCTAGCTACCTTGGTGGCGACGGTGTTGCATTGTTCTCTACAGCCCATCCATTGGTAAACGGTGGTACAAACAGCAATACTGCTGCTACCCCTGTTGATTTGAACGAGACTTCTTTGGAAGCCGCAACAATTCAAATCGCTGCCTGGACTGATGAGCGCGGTCTCTTGATCGCTGCTAAGCCACGCAAACTGGTGATCCCACCTGCTTTGATGTTCGTTGCTACTCGTCTGTTGGAAACTAACCTCCGTGTTGGTACAAACAACAACGATATCAATGCATTGAAAAACAATGGCACAATCCCAGAAGGCTACGCTGTTAACCACTTCTTGACCGATACAAACGCATGGTTTATTTTGACCGACGTTCCAAACGGCCTGAAAATGTTTGAGCGTACACCACTCCAGAATTCTATGGACGGTGACTTCGATACTGGTAACGTTCGTTACAAGTCTCGTGAGCGTTACAGCTTCGGTTGGTCCGATCCCCTCGGAGCATGGGGCTCAAGCGGTTCATTCTAATCTGAATGTGCCCAATAAAAACCCCAGCTCACAAGGCTGGGGTTTTTTCATCGTAGTGGAGTTTTCTGTGGCAGTTGGCGCATAACACGATACACTTTTTAACTTCTTTGTACGCTTTGGTAAACATCTTGGAACTAATTAGAGCACTTACTTCATACTCTTTTTCGCTTGGGTTTATGTGGTGAAAGTCCATACAGGCTATGTGGTTCTCATTACACCGAGCGCAATGCAGACTCCCCTTGAACAGATCCCACTTTTCTTTACCCCGCTTGGAGTTCTTGGTTGTGGTAGCTAAAACTTTCTCTTTGTTCTTTTCGTAGTACTTACGGCTATACTCGGCGTGCTTTTCTTTGCGTACTATAGGGTCTTTATAGGGCATTTTTGTCGTCTAGGGAGTAGGTTTTAATTGGCTCGTGGCTATTTACATCTACATTACACGCCCATTTAACTGCTTCTTCTGCTGGTAACCCCATACGCATACACACTTCGGCAGCCATAGCCCCGCTACCGATAGCCATAAAAGTTCTAACTCTTTCCCATTCAAGGTCATCCCCGCATGAGAAAAGGCCTTCTTTAGTTAGTTTTAAAAAAGAGCTGTCTGATTTTAGTTTTGGCTTCGTTTTGTTTTTCTTATTTAGGTAGTCCAGCACTTTTTCAGCATCGCAGTAATTACCCGCAACCCCCAGCCAGCCGCCGTCTATAGCAAATATCTTGTCTTCAAAATATTTAATACCAGCATCGCTATCTGTAAACTGGCTGTCCGCAACCAGTATTTTATTATTCCAGTCACCGATGATTGTTGTCATTTCTGTGGTACCTATCTTTTGGGTTATTGAGCATACTATTAATAAGCTCATCCATAGTACTAAACCACTGAATCACTTTCATGCCGTCGTGCTGCATGATTGTAAAGCTCATTTGGTAGCCATAATATATAAACCTACGTTGGAAAAAGCGTATCCGCTATATACCACCGCCATAGCCCAGTTACCTTTTATACCCTGCTCACAGGCGATGTATCCGTATATTAGCCCAGTCACTATAATAAGCCAGGAGCTCATTGGGTTCCTTTCGTTTTTTGAAGTATACCCATTTTACTAAAATAATTGCACAAATCGTAAAATAGTGTAGAATTACAACAACTGGGTGATTGCTTATTCCGCCACTGCCCCAGCAGAC